TATTTTGTGTAAATGTAATAAAATTTAAAAAATTGTCATTAAAAATATATGTATTATTTATTTTTGTATATAATTTTATTAATTTATCAAATATATTTAATTCGTTAATATAAACAATTTTTTTTTCAAAATTATTACTAGATACAATTAATTCATTTATAATGCTATTTATTTTTTCATTATCAAAATTATAAGTATTAATAAAATCATTTATAGATTTTATATTTGATTTTTTAATAAAATTTATGTAATATTTTTCAAAATTATCTATGTTTAAATTATTTATATCTAATGGACAAATGATTTTATTAAATATATTTTTATATTTTTCAATTTTTTGTATAATATACCCATCATCATTTTGTAAAAATGTTATTATTTTATAATTTATTATTGTTATTAATTTGAATAAAACATTAAAATAATTATTGTAAACAATTATATTTTTATCATTTATATTAAATAATTTATTAAAATTATAATATAATGTTTTATTTATCATATTACATAAATTAGAATCATAACATTTATTATTTATACAACCACCATAATTACTTTCGGCAGTTAAAACTGCAACAATCGCAGATAATAATTTTTTTAGTAGTGAAGATGTTTCATCATCAACATTTTTTAATTTATTATTTGTTAAACCTAATATAATATCATTTGAAAATGATTTAATGTATGTATATACTATTTTTTTATTTTTTAAATCTATATTTTCAATAAAAGTATTATATGCCTTATTTATTAAATTTATATTTTCATAAATTAATGTTTGTTGATTTTTAATGTCATTATATAACATATTCACATTATAGTTTATATTATCATATACAGTAGTTAATTTAGTATCTAAATCTTTTATATCTAGAATTTTTAAATTTGAATCGATATAATCTTTCATATCATTTTTAAAATTATTTAATTCATTTATCGAATTTTGTGATACAAAATTATTATCTTTATTATATATATTTATATTATTTATAATATCATTTTTTAAATTTTTATAAAAATTATTAAATATATTTATTGCATTATTATAATTATAATGGGTTAATTCTTCATTAAATATATTTTTATATATTTTATTTATTATATTATATTCATTGTTAGATGATAAGAAAAATAAATTAAATAATACAATATCTTTAATATTTTTATGCATTGATATATTACTATAATCTATTTGTTTACTATAATTCATTATAAAAAATTTCATATTTAAAATTTTTAAAATACAATTTTCATCATTTGTTTCTTTATATTCAATTAATGTATTAATGATTGGTTTATATTGATTTAAAATGGCAAAAGTATTCATTATTTCCATTTTTAAAATTTTATCATTATTAAAATTCTTACTTTTAATAATATTATCGTAATATTTTATAATTTCATCATAATATTTTATAATTTTATTAATATTTTTAGGTTTTATATCAAATTTTAAATTTTTTATTTGCAATATTATTTTTAAACAATTTTTAAAATATAAATAATGAACTAAAGATATATTATAATATTTATTACTTAATGCGAATAAATATGTTTCATTGTTATTAATATGTATTTCTTTATTATTTACTAATTTTAAAAACATAGTATTAATTGAATCACTCATTTATTTAATATTTAATTATTCATTTATTAAAATTTACTTTAATAAAATGAAAACTGTATTTACAAATAAACAAAAAATTAAAGCTATTAATAAAATTATTAATAATAATAACACAAAACATTTAGAAATAATTTATTCTAAATATATTGAATTGAACATAAATCACGATGAATGTTTATTTTGTAAAGAATCTAATACAAATAAATATTTTTTTATAATAAATAATTCTAAAATAGGTTATTTTTGTTCAAAATTATGTAAAGTTATTTATGTATCATTAATAAAATATATGTTAAATATTTTAGAAAATATATATATATACTTTCCATATAATTTATTAGATTCAAATAGTAAATTAATATATCAATCTATTAAGAATATATATGATACTATTTTATATTATAATATAAGAAACCAATATATTTATATATATTTTAAAAATAATTTAAATAAATATATAAAAATAAAATTAAAATTTATTAAAAATAACACTCATTGTTTATATTGTAATAATAAAATAAGTAATTTAAATATAAATATTTATAATTTTAAATTTTGTTCTTTTATATGTAAATATTCTTTTAATAAAGAAATATTTCCATTATTTTCATTAAATAATCATTATAATTTTTATTTACCACCATATAATTTAATTAAAAATAATATAAATTGTAAATCAGAAATTGATTTATTAGTATCTCAATATGAAAATATAAATTTATTTGGAGGGTTCAAACAGTTAAACAATAATAAAATTTATATAGAAATATTTTTACCAAAATAAGTATTGCATTATATTTATCAAATAATTTATTAATAAATGAATATTGATGAGATATCAAAATATAATAAAGATTATGGATTAAATACGAAAAAATTCAAACATTCAAATTTTTTAGAAATTAATAATGGAGATATTTGTAGGTGTGGTGAAATAAATATGGGAGGTTCTGAAGAAACAACTTTTCATCATGCTAATTGTGATCTTAAATCACATCATAATTGTTCAAATGTTAATTTGTATAATGCTATAATTTTCGATGATTATATGGATAAAGTAGGCGGTGCTACTAAAACTAAAAAAAAAACAACTTCATCAATTCCGAAAACAACAGCTACTGCATCTAATGTATCAACTACATCTGGACAACCTGATTTTTTTAAAAGAAAAATAAATATAGTGCAAACTATAGCCAACAAAATAATTTCAAAGCTTAAATCTGAAAATATGTTGGTCACAAATGATTTAATATTAGAACTTATTAAAAATGTTAAAATTTCTGAAAAGGATATGTATATTGATAGATCTATAATCGATGATGTTATTAAATATATAAATTTTATATTAAATAAGGATGTCAAAACATATAATCATTCACTGATTACATTTACAAGAGAAGTTAAAGATTTAGAACAAATAAGAAATATGTTATCTATAAGTGATTATTCTTTATTTAGTTCAAATGTTAAAATGAGAGCAGATTCTTATGAAAATATATGTGAAAATTTTAATACATATCCTTATTTTTATTTTAATAAACACGAAACTATGATTCCGGCTATGGTATTTGCATTATTTGGTGCAAAATTACCTGTATTATTTGATGTTGTGGCATATCAAGATCTATTTCAAATGATGCATGAAATTGAACATAATGATTCTACAAATTATAGAAATATATTATTATTGTTATTGAGATTGGCAGATAAAGAACCATATACTGTAAAAGGACATTTATATGATAATCAAACTAATTCAGAATATAGCAGAATATTTTTATCAATAGCATTTAAAAAAATTATATATGGAATTATGGAAGGTAAAATTTCATCTCGTTTAATGGGAGTTGTTATGGGAGTATTAAATAAATTTTATGATCCAAATTGTAAAAATAAAGATGAATTATTTTTAGTGAGTATATTAAAAATATGGTCACTTAAACCAACATTGGTAAAAACTGTAAATGGCGAACATAAACCTGTATTTTTTTATGAATATGACATAAATAACACAACAATAGATGTACTTGCTAAATTTGGAGGAGATATATTGAATTTTTCATATTATGATGATAAAACTAAAAGAATTTATTTTTCATTAAAAAATTTTACAGATTTTAAAAATAATTCCACATTTCCATCCATTAATACACTACAAAGTTTTAATGTATTACAATCTAACCCATTTACCCAAAACGTATCTTATTTAAACTACGGACCTTCTTTTAACAGTACAATTATCAATACAATGGGTATTTTAATAGTTAGTACTCCTAGACATAAATTTTTGTTTGGATCATCAGATAGATCTATAAATACAAAAATAATTGACTTTCAAAAAAATATTACAATTGGTAATTCATTATTGGAATTAAGATCAGCAGTATGTCATAAAGTAAATGATACATTATTAAATATTACAGAATGTGGTATGAAAATAAGTGTGGGTAGATATGCTCTTTTAAAAATTGGATTTGATAAATGGATAAAATATGATCCTGATTTTTATGTGTATAAAAAAGAAACATTGGAAACAATTATTGATTTTAAAAATAATATTGAAAATACTACAATTAATGACTTAAATCAGGAACTGTTTGGGGCAGCGTCTGATTATGATATAATCAAAACTTTTAGAGATGGTATGTATATGTATGGTGGAACAATTATACCGGAAACTGAAGCATATTCTTTAATAAATACAACATCATCCATTGTTATATATGCACAAGATTATAATACTTATACATCCCAATGTATTAATAGATGTTAATAAAAAAAATGAAAAAAAATATAAAAAAAATAAAACATATAAAAAATGAATAATTTAAACGATGAAGCAAATATAGAAAATTCTTATACTTCATTTATTGAATCTTTTTCAAAAACTCTTCAAAACACTAAAGAATATCCTATACCATGTGGGTGGGAAAATGATGGTGAAAAATGTGGAGATAAATTTTGTAAAAAACATTGTGTGTATTGTACAAAATTAATATCAGATGATCCAAGAGATAATTGTCCACATCAAAATTTTAACTTAAATTTTAGTAAAAAAATTGATGCTCATGATTTTATTTATATAAATAATTTTGACTTACGCAATAGTAAAGTTATATATTTTGAAGGATTATTAAATTTTACGTATTCTACATTAAATACTCATGCTAATAAAGAAAAAATACCATGTTGTTGTTTATTAGAAATAAAAAAACTTCGTTATATGGATGATTATATAAAAACATTATACAAACAATTAGCGTCATCTTCATTAATAATAACTAAAAAAAATAAATCATTGTATACAATATTTTCAAATCCAGCTCTTAATGTAGATATTGATAATTCTAATCCTGATGCATCTGCAATGAAAATAATATTAGATAAATTGGGGTCTAAAATTAGATTTGAAGGTATTGAATATACATACAATACAGATAAAAAAAATTGTATTGAAGATAGAGGTATTGATAAATTTATGGAAGAACAAAATGCTAAAAATTTATTTCCTGCACATATAGAAGGTGTATTAATTCCATCTAAAGTAAGTATTAAATTACCAAATTCTAATAATGAAAATAATATAGTTTTAAAATTATATTACAAATGTGATGCTACTGTAAAAAAAAATGTAAATGAAGATATTTTAAATACTAATAATATATTACATAAATTAAATAGTCCATGCATAAGCAGCATACATAATCAAATAACATATGATCCTATTGAAGAAATTGATGAATAATTAAATTTTATATTTATAAAAATTAAAAAAAATATTAAATTATAAATATTTATATTATTATATATATAATTAAATGAATAAAAATTATTTATGGTTTACCATTTTTGGTTATATAATTTTAATATCAGGAACGATTGGGTTAATTTGGGGATATGCATTATCAATAAATGTTATAAAAAAAAAAATAATAGAATTTCGTAGAAGAGCAGGTGTGCGTTTTAAATTATTATATTGGTTTTTAAATATGCTATTTTGGATAACTTCATTAGCTATAATAATGTGTTATTATTTTTTTACTTTATGGTATGTAATGAATCCAGATGCTATTAAAAATAATATAATTTATCCATTATATATGTATGATAAACATAATTTAGTTAATACATCTAATGATATAGTTCCCAATACATCTTATAAATCAAATAATATAATAACCAGCATTGGTATTTAATTATATAAATGGAAAAATTAGAAAAAATTTTTATATGCGTTTCTATTTTTTTTAATATTGTATTTTTCTTTGGGCTAATAATTAATTTAAAAATGACTTTTAAAAATGATTATTTGATAGAAGAATCTCATAAAATATTAAATAATTTACAAGAAGAATATTATAAATAATGTAAAATTTATATTTTATATGCTGATTTATTTATATTAGTTTATAAAAAATAAAATATTTAAATACAAAATTGTATTTTGTGAAATAATATTAATTTTTATAAATGGAAATAAAAGAATTAATAAACACCATTTCGAAATTACACATTTCAAAAGATTTTAATGAAAATATTTTATTCAAATCTTTAAGAAATACAGAAGTGCCATTCACAATTTATAAACAAGATGAAAAAGAATTATTAACTAGATCTGAAATAATTAATACAAATGTAAAAACTGGAACTAATCTTATTCTTTCTATAAGCTTTATAGAATCCATCGTAAATAAAAAAAGTTACAAATTTGCATGTTATGAAAACAAAAGTTATGATAATAATATTTCTATAAAAATTGATATATTAGAAAGATACGAATCTTCTAATACAGAAACTGTGATATCATCAAATATTTATCCAGCACAAGAAATAAAAATTCCTGAATATATTAAATTTTCTGGTAAATCTGATGTTACAGACAATTGTATTTTAGATTATAATGAACCAGGTGGTGCATTTATTATAAATAAAGGAATTGAAAAATTTATTACATTACGGATGGATAGTACATCTATATGGCCAAAATTTAAAGTAAATAAATCAGCACAATTACATTTTTCATTCATTAGCAAAGTATCATCTTTTAAAATTATAAATGAAAAAATATATCCTCCACAATTTTTTACAATTGATATTAATTTTGATTTAAATGATAATATAAAATGTATTTTAAATTCAAATAAAACATTTTTTCCAGTCGATATGATTTTGTTAATAAGATATCTTACTAAATTACCATTTGATGTTATAAATAATATAGTTTGTTCAAAATTTACAACTGACGCAGTTAATAAATTTAAAATTTTATTAAATAATTCTATAAACAAATTAACAAATGTTAAATATAGAACATTAAAAAAACAATATAAAAATGAAGAATATGCTTATGTTAAAAATTATATAAAAATTACAATGTGGGAAGATTTTATTAAAAAAGGATTAGATAAAAAAATTACTTTACAACAATATTATGATTCATTATTTTCACATTATTTTCTTCCTCATATGGCATTTAAACCAACATTTAAAAAAGGAATGTATTTGTTAAGTATACTTAGACAGTTTCTTATGGCGTTATCACAACCATCTGTGTATTTTTCTAAAGATAATTTGGTAACTAAACGTATTACTACTGTTGGTGCGTTGTTTGAAAATGTTGTAAAATCATGTATGGATACCGTTTTTAAAAATTGTATAGATACATATAAAGCTAATCAAGGAAATATAAATCAATTATTCGCGCAATCTAAAATAATTCCACAAATAACTTCTTCTATGAATAATATATTCAATATGCAAGATACTAAACATAGTGATATGGTAAGAACAGCTAATCTTTCAAATTGGCAAGAACGAATTATTATTCCAAATACTGTTGTTAAATCCAAAAGTTTAGAATTAACAAAATCATTTGAGGCTAGAAAAATGAATGCTGCTAGTATAGGATTTTTTGATATCTTTGATACTCCAGATCATGGTTCAAATACAGGATTTGATAAACGATTATCTCAAATGACGATAATATCTACTCATACATTACAAGTTAGAAGAAAAACATATAAACTAATTAAGCAATTTATAATAAATTATATAAAGGGGAAATGTGAAGATGTTCTTAATGGCGTAATAGTATCTATAATATCAGATTACTCAGAATTTTATGTTGCACATATTAAAAATAGTGAAGTCAACAATTTTGTTAACGAATTTAGATATCAAAAACGAAATAATAAATTAGGATCTAACGATATAGGTATAGAAAAAATACCAATGTATTATAAAGATAATTATAGAAAAATATTATTACCATCAACTACTGAATTCTTTCAAGTAAGAATTAATATAGGAAATGGTAGATTGATTCAACCAATGTTTATTGTAGAAAATGGAAAATTAAATTTAGAAAAATATATAAATGAATTACGTAAAGATGATTTGTTATCATTTTCATTATTATTAAATAAATATCCAGATATTATTGAATATGTTGATTGTGCTCAGTGTATGACATCATTAATATGTCCAAACTATGAACAATTTGAAAATTCTACTGTCATAGAAAAATCAATGTATGAATTTGTAAAATTTCCAGATTATTTATCATTTGGATATCTATCTGCTTGTTTAATGGATGTTGGAAAATTTGCAGGTGTTAGAGGAACATTTGGATCTGCTCAACAAAAACAAAGATTGTCTTTTGCAGTTAATAACGTTTTAAATAGATTTGATAACAGATCATATTTAGCTGTTCCAATCGAAAGACCTTGTGTTACAAATTATTCATTAGAAGTTTCTAAAATAGCACATAATAGTATTGGACAACATTTACTCACAGGTATCTGTTCTTTCTATCCAAATAATGAAGATGCGTTGGTTATAAATAAAACAGCAGTAAATAATGGACTTTTATCGATGATAACATTGACATCTGTAAAAGCCGAGGTGTCTGATATTCAAATTAATAAAAATAATCCTAGTCCAGAAAATTCAAATAGTAATTATAGTAAAATTAATAATTCAGGTGTTAATGATATCGGTACTGTCTTAGAAGATAATGATGCATATTATAGATGTTTAAAAACTATGTTTAGAGAAAAAGATGATTCTAAACATCATTTCTTTGATCAATCAGAAAGTTATTCATCAACATACCCATCTGTGATTGAACGTTGTAAGATGAGTGGTACTGAGAATATTAATATATCTATATTATGTTCTGCATATCGTACTTTAACAGTTGGTGATAAATTAACAACACGTGCGGGACAAAAAGGAACAATTGGTAAATTATGTAATGAAGAAGATATGCCGTATTTAGAAAATGGAGAGCGGTTAGATATAATTATTAATAGCGCAAGTATTATAGGTAGAAAAACTTTAAATATGTATGTGGAAAGTATTTTAAACAATTTCTATAATAATTATCTTGATAAATATATAGAATTTCCAGTATTATCTGATATATCAACTGATGACATAATTAATAATGTAATTAATCAATTTAAAATTTTATATCCTGATAAATCAGATGAAGAAATTAGAAATTTAGCATTGTGTAATCATACAATTTATAATCCTGTGACACATGAACCTATTTCTATTATAGAAAATGGTAAATCTATGACTTACACATTCGTTGGCCCTTTAATATTTTCTAGATTGGTGCAAACTGCAGATGATAAAATATCTGCTAGATGTCGAGGTCGTTTGGATAAATTTGGACAACCACCATCTGGAAAAAAAAAGGGTGGTGGTATCAAGATAGGAGAGATGGAAAATGATGTTTTGGCTGCGCATGGAAGTATAAATATTATAAGTGAATTAATGAGTGATGGAGTTGAAAAAATGTTAACTACAAAAATATGTTCAAATTGTGGATTATTTGCTACTAATGAAAAATCTAAGGATTATATTAGATGGAAATGTATAAATTGTGAAAATATAAATTTATCACCAGATATTATAGATATAAAAAATATTTCATTAGTAGTCAAAATATTTATCATGACATGTAATATGAGAGGTGTAAATATAATATTCGAAGAACCTGTGATAGAAACTGTGTATGCGTCTAAAAGTATTTTATAATATTTTATGAAAAAATAATAAAAAATTAAACACAAATTTGTTAATATGTATGCAAAAATATATGCAAATGATGTTATTGTTGACGCTAGTTGTGCTAAAAAAGCATTTATTAAAACATATTTTTGTGATTGTTCAAAAAAAATAAAAATAAAATTGAATTCGGTTGATGGATATGGTCGTGTGTTTTTAAATATAGATATTATAATAGAAAATAATAAAAAAATTACAAAAATATTTGAAGCAGAACCGGTATCTACAAATTCAAAATACCTCGCTATATGTGCAATTGTTAAATTTAATTATGTGGGAAAATTTAAAATAATAGCATCTGTTAAAGGAAGTGTGTATAATTATTCATATAAATATAATTATTTAATATTTGATAGTGAAAATGAGTATTTACATAATAATATAGTAATCGAATATCATAAAAAATATTTTTAATTTATTTTTATTATTCACAGATAGAGTTTATCATTTCCATAGATGTAAAAATATCTATATCAGATTTAAATACATCATTGGATTTATTTTTTTCAAAACATATAATTATATTTGTTTCTTTACATGAACGATTTGGATAATCAGATTCTGAATGTTTAAAATAATCCAATCCTCTACCGAGCAATATTTTATAACCATTATTAAATTTAATAACTCGATCATGCATTAAATCATTTATAGATATTATAATTTTAATTTTTTTATTTATTTTTTTAAGTTTATTTAAATTTATATTATGCGTTTTTGTCGTTATGATATTTATTTGTTTTAAGTTTTTACAGTTTTGAATACTTATTTTACAAAATTCTTTTAGGTTTTTACATTGACCTGGTGATATAAAATACGCATCTTGTATAGTTATTATTGTGCATTTTGGAGTAAAGCATTTTTTAAAAACAGTAAGGAAATCTCTATTTTTATCATTATTTGATATTTTAATTTTATTAGTTTCATCTTTTATATTGTTTTTATCAATAAAATTTACTAGATCATCGAAATATAATTTATTATTTAACAATATATTTAAATATATTTTATATAAATTATTACTTTTATCAAGTTTTTTAATATTATTTTCCATTGTATTAATTCCCAATTCAAAATAACATGCCGCGTCTATATAATTATTTTTTTTTATTAATTCAATAGCTTTTAATATATCAACATTAACATAAGAATTTAATAATTTTTGTAGATATAATTTATATTTATATAAAATATTTATAAATGATTGTTTTATTATTTTATCATCGCATACTTCTATATTATATTGAATCATAATAATAACATAATAGTGATATCTGGCAGCTGTGAAATAATCACCTTTGAGCTCTGCCTTTTCCACTTCTGATATCCAATAATTTAATGTTTTACATGTATGCATTTTGAAAATTAAATAGTATTTAAATATTTATATATATTTTCATTTATTTATTTAATTTATAAATAATGGCATTTTTACTATATGTAATTATATTTTTATTTATTATAATGGTTAATGTAATTTTAAATGAAATATTATTTAGAACTAGATTAGATAATATGATTTTTTCAAATGCCGAAAAAAAATTAAAAACTACATTTTCATGTTTTGGAAATTATTGGTTTGTTATTAAAAGAACAAGTAGAATGCTTGATGTTTTATATGTAGAAAGAGATAATGATTTTTTAACATGTGATATAGAACCAAATGATAAAGATATTTTAAAATCATGTGGTTTGAATGGTAAATATAATAATAAATCAAACCCATGTAATATAACTATCTCTGAATTAATGTTTTTATTATAAATACATAATGATTATTAATCCGCAAATAATATTATTTTATGATACTAGTAAAATCATTTCTAGAATAATATTTTTAACATTTGACAACAATATAGAAGGAACTAAAGTATGGGATTTATATAATTTAATTAAATCTCAACCTGTTAATATAATAACTTCTGAACCTGAGTTTATAAAAGATCATATTATATTAACATATAATTTAGAATTATGTAAAGGATATGTTGCTGATATTTTAAATTTAAATGAAAATATTATTTTATTTTCTTTATTTCATAATATAGAATATTATTATGCAAATAATGAAATATTTAATCCTTTTAAACTAGATAATGTTCGTTATACTAATTTATTAAAATATAGTGATAAAACTTTTTTATATGAATTAAGTGATGATATTACAGACGGGCTTGTATTATGTGTAACACTAGATTCAAATATAAAATTTCCAAATCATACATTAGGATCACCTGGTAGATTTGTACAAAATCACAGGAATTATATTATACAAATTTTAAATAATATATTTTTAAATGATTATAAATTAAATATAAATGTTTTATTAGAAAATAAATATACCTCTCAGATTGGAATAAATGATTTTATTAAATTAAGTAATTTAAAAAATTATAATAAAATTTTAATATTCAATGATAATGATAAATTTTATATAAAAGGTGATAATATTAGATTATATACAGATGAAATAAATGACTATTATAAATATTTGAATATAAAAAATAAAGATAATGTAGATATTGTTAAAATATATGACGATACTCTTATTTTAAAAGATTATGATGAGTTTTTAAATTTTTTACATGCTAATAATATAACAAATATCAATATTAAATATAATAAAACGAATGTGAAAATTGAAGTTTTATTTGATGTGTTATTGAATCCAGGATTATCGATTGAATATGAATATTCTGATTTTTTTATTACACATACAAGAACAAAAAATATATTTTTATTATATAAAATAAATATAATTTTATCTAAAAATCATATACAATTTACCGCAAATAAACTTACTAAAGATTTTGCTAATTATATTACTTTATTAATTTTAGGATATAATAATATATTTAACGCAGTTAAAACACATAAAAATATTAAAAAAATAAATGATATATACACATCTAGATATTGTCAAGATTCTAAAAAAATAAAAAGAAAACCTGTATTAATAGAAAATTTTGATATTAAAAATTATAATAAAATATCTGATATATTTTATGAAGGAAAATACGATGTTTCAAAATCAAATATACGTAAAGGTACTTTGAAAATATTTGAAAATTATAAATATGGAGACATATTTATTGACAAATATAATTTGATGTATATGTGTATAGACCCTAATTATTCACGAATTGGGTTTTTAGAAAATATTTTTTCTATAAGCGGAGAATGCTATGCTTGTTGTTATTCCAAATCTAAAACGAAAAATACTATATATAAAAATTGTATATATAATACTAATGAACCATTACATAATGAAAATGAAATAGATGGTTTTTTGTTACATTTTGGAAGATTAATATTAAATAAATCAAAAATATCTTTTTTACCAGATTTTCTTAATAATATTTTAAATGCTGATGCTGAAATAAATATTACTAATAATACTAATAGATTAATCAATGCGGATAAATACTGTATTGTATCGTTATATTTACCAACTACCACAATTAAATATTTTAATGATATTTATAATTTTTGTAAAAATAACAATGTTATATTGGTAAATAAAAAATCAATATATATAACTGAACATTTAGTCATTGATCAAAATACCAAAATATTTATTATAATACAAAATAAATTACATTGTATTAAAGAAATATATAAAAATAAAAAATCAGATAAAATAATTATGAAAGAAGTATCTTTTAATAAAATAAAATTAGTATATGATAAATTTGCAAATATAAAATTTCAATTTGATATTTCTCATAATAATATACAAATTAAAAATGGTATATGTTATTATAAAAATATGAAAATAGAAACTAAAACTTTAAATTATTTAATTGAATATAAACATTATCATAAATATAATACAGATTTGTACAAAAGTATTTTGAATATATTTGATTCATATATAAACAAGCATGTGGAAACTGATAATGTCGAATTATTTAAAAAAACGTTTATGATAAAAATATTAGATCATTTAAATATTACTAGTATAGTTATTGAACAATCCGCAATTGAAAATTATATAAAAAAATATTTTAATATTAAATAATTATTAATCTTTATTTGTGTTATTTTTAGAATCTAATTCAATATTTTTATCTTTTTTTGTAAATTTTTCTTTACCCAATACTTCTAATAAAATTTTTTTTAATTCAGAAACCATTTCTGTATGATAAGATTGTCTTTCTATCAATCTATTTTCCAAATCTCTGGCCTCAAATTCTTCAAACAATTCTTTTTTATATTCTCGTTTTTCTTGCTCTTGAATATATTCAACATAATCAATAATGTTCCCAATGCATTTACAAAGTATGTAACAAATTAATAATATGCTAATATAATTAAAGATATTATTATTCATATTTAATATAAAAAAAATTTAATAAATGATGAATTTAGTATTAAACATTTTAGTTTCGCAATGTTTTTTTGCGGCAAGTGCGTATTTAATTGATATTTTAAAAGTTTTCTTAACATTTTCGCTTAAAAGATATAGTTTTTCATTTAATAAATTATACTGGAATTATGGAATATTTATTCAATCTCTAATAGCATGCATATTATTTTTTATATTAGGCTGGATATTGTTAAAAATTTTAAATTCATATTTTAAATCAGAATAATTATAAAATGAAAAAATATAATTATATAATAAACAATTGAATGATTGAAATATTTGAAGATATTGAAAATTATAAATATGAAGAAAATACAAATGAAATAGTCTATGAGAGTGATTGTGTTGATATAATTTCTTTAAATAAAAATGCATATTTTAACAATACATTAAAAAGTATATTGCCGGCATTACATAAATTATTAATAAATATTGATGAAAATAATAAATTAGAAGTTCATAAATTAATATCTGTAAATATATTAGAAATTAAAAAATTTAAATCAGTATCATTATTACCATGTCACGCATCTATTTTTTATTTGTATAAAAACAATAATTGTTCATTTACAGATTTTGCAATAAAATTATTATTTAATATTCGCCTATCATCTTTAAAAATAAATAAGGTAGGTAAAATATTGTCAAATGATAATAATTTTGAATATTCTGAAAAAATTGATAGTTTTATAAATGGTTGGTGTTATGTAATATTTCGAGACGATTTTTTAAATATGGATATTAAAAATTTAGTATATAGAATTTATTTATACAATTTAAAAAATGATAAAAATAATATACCTGTTCATTTTAAACCTAGAAAAAATATTGATGTTATAATGTATATAGTATTACATTATTTAAAAAAATTATTATCAGATAAAAAAAATACTTTTAAGATATTAATAGATGTAAATAAATTAAATTATATAAAAAAAAATATAAAATATAAAAAAATTATAGAAGAATATGAAAATATTTTATTTGAAAATATAATTAATCATAACACCAGCCGGATATTGTTTTTAAAAAATGTTATTTCTCAATTAAAATAAATATTTAAAATATATTTTTATAAATTTTTTATATTAAACTAAAATAAATTACAAATTTATAATATGCTATATTTATTTTGATTATTATTTTAAAATTTATTAAATTAAATGGGTGGATCGGTATCTTTATATTCTATAAATGTAAATGATGAAAATTCTGGATATAAATATTTAATAATAAAATTATCTAATAAGTCTGAAGAAAAAGTGTTGATGTTTGAACAAACTGACTATATACCATATAGTTCATACGAAGGACTTTCAGAGTTTGAAGTAAATTATTGTGTACAATTTCCATACAATTCTTTAAATCAATGTGCCGTATTATTTAGTAAAAATGGAGTATCTGCTGATAATATAGATAATTATGTACTGACTAATGAAGGATCTCCATGTACTAGTTTAAGTTTTAGACCAGGGGCTATATTATATGATAAATCTGGATGGTTGAATGGATTAACATTTGAAGGAAATAGATGTAAATTAATATATAGAGGTCCATCAATAACTAATGATGATTTATTTAATTGTTGTACTGGTAAAAGAAAATCGAATTGTCATGAAACATTAATAAATAATTATAAAACAGATCATTGCAATGTAACTATGCAAAATTTTTGTAAATCAAACCCAAATGAAAATGTATGCTATACGTGGTTAGAAAATAAAACTCTTCAAAATAAAGATATTGCTATTAAATTATATTCAGATTTATGTTCTAAAAATCATAATGAAAAATATTGTGATTATATGTGTATGTTTGCTAGAAATCAAAAAATATATAGTAAGTATTGTGATATATCTTTACAAAAATGGTGTTCTAAAAATAATAATGATTCAAGATGTTGGTGTTTTAACACACCTAGTGAAAATATACCTATATATGAAAAATTATTAGGTCCTAAAGAATGTTGGTTATCTAGTTGCACATCTAATTATGAAGGACAAAAATGGATGTCAGCAGATCAAATTAATATTAAAAAAAAATGTGAAATACAAGCATGTATTATATCAATAGATAGTTTAAAAATTGCCGGTAAATCAATTATTAATTTAATAAATAATTGTGTAGTGGGTGGAAGTTCGTATATAGAATCTGTAAAACAATATATGCCATCAAATATTGAAAAAATTCAAACTTGGGGATCACAATTTAATATACATATATTTTTATTATTAATATCATTACTTAGTTTATTTATAATTTATTTAATTAATTTTGAATATGTAAAATATATAAATAAAAAAATTTAATAAATGTGCGATATAATAATTTCTGAAGAATAAATACTCAATATAAATGGTAAAGGAAACTAAATATTATGATATATTAAATCTAGATCCTAACTGTAGCATAGAAGATGTTAAAAAAGCTTATAAAAAACAAGCACTTATACATCATCCAGATAAAAACGAATCAGGTGATGATACAAAATTTAAAGAAATTAGTAAGGCGTATGAAATTTTATCTAATGAGGAAACCAGATCAATGTATGATATGAACGGAGAAGATTTTATAAATAATAATTATTCAGAAGATTCAAATAATATATTTAACATGTTTTTTAGACATCATAATTCATTTGGATATAATAATTTTCATCAAACTAATAAAATTGGCCAAGATATCATTCAAACTATTAAATTAACTCTTGAAGAAATTTATAACGGAACAACTAAATCAATATTGATAAAAAAAAATATTATATGTGATTTATGTAATGGTTTGGGTGGTAAAAAAAATTTTATTAAAAAATGTAATACTTGTAATGGTAATGGTATAACTATCAGTAAAAAACAATTTTCTGGATTAACTCAATATATTCATCAAACATGTCCTGCATGCCTAGGAATGAAAGAAATAATTAATCCTACACATAAATGTAAAAAATGTAATGGTATAAAAACTATTCAGATTCAACATAAATTAGAAATAAATATACAAAAAGGAATGTTTCATAATCAAAAAATTATATTTAGTAAAGAAGGTAACCAGATTGTAAATGGTATACCTGGTGATGTTATTATTATTATAGATATACAAAAACATCCAATATTTCATATAATTAATAAAAATGATCTCGCAATAGAAATAGAATTATATTTGGTAGAGGCGCTTTGTGGATTTACTAAAGTAATTAAAACACTTGATAATAGAAATATATCATTTACAATTGCACCAGGCGAAGTAATAACTGGTAATTTATTAAAATATATTAAAAAAGAAGGCCTTTATAAATTTAAAAATAATACAGATAAAGGAAATCTTATTATAAAATTTAACATTATGTTTCCTAATAAAATAGATATTGATAAAATTGATAATTTAGAAAAATGCTTATCAGCTATATGTCCAAGACCTATAGAAAAAATACCAAAAACAGCTATATCATGCGATTTATACAATTATAAATATTCGATCAACAAAGACAATGATTCAAAACCAGATGTTAATCAATGTAAAATGAATTAAATATTATTTATATTTACTATTTCATTATATAAACCATGTTCTATAGCATTGTCTATATATATTTCATTTATTAAAATAAATTGTAATAAACAATAAAAACTTATTATTAATAAAATTTCCATTTTTTTGAATAAATATGATAAAAAAATAATAGTAAATAAAATAATATAATAAATCATCATTTAAAATGAGTGAATATACTTTAGAAATTGATGAAGAAATTAATGATGAATGTAATAATGAATCAGATGAAGAAGATGATATAATTATTGAAGAAGAAATTGAATTCAAAGATAAAAAAATTTCAATTGACACACCAATTTTATTTAATAATTATACAATTACTATAAATTCTATAAATGAAATTAAAAAAAATATGTTATTAAAATATACATATGATGAAGTTATAGGTATTTTATTACAAACAAATAATATTATAAATAAAGGAGCCTCTATTATAATTGATGAATTAGAATTTGAAAAATTGACTTCTTTAAAATTTTTTAACAATTATGAACAAATAAATGAAATAACTGCATCATTAATATGTATAATGTTAAAATGCATACCTATACATGTAAAAAAAAATAATAAAATATTTAATAGATTTGATGATTCAATATCAAATGAATATCTATATTTTTGTAAAAAAATCTTAAGAATATTAAATCAGAATAATAAAAATATAAATTTTACGTTATTACAAAAAATATTCCCGATATTATTTATGAATTTATATAGCGATGTAATTTTAAATGAAGAAATAGAAGAAAATAATAAATTGAGAAATTTATTAACAAAATTTTCATAAAAATATTTTATATAAATGCATGACGAATTATATATCAATACTGATATATTAAATTTTGGTGGTGGAAATCCACAAAATCAATATCCTTTGGTTAATAATGTAGATGCTTCCTTTGCTGGTAATTCTCTCAATAGCACTATTAATGATTATTTAGAAAATCCTAATCCAGTGATTATAAATAAATATGACTCAGTCACAACTCCTTTTTTTGGAAATTTAAACGAAAATAATTTTTTTATATTTATATCAGCATTTGCATTTTTATTATCTACAAATATTTCAATATATCTTATTAAATTTTTATTAATTGCAATTATTGCTATATTAATAGATAATAATTATGGAGTGAGTATAGCAATTATATTATATTCAATTTGTTCATTAGAAAAAATAAAAGGTATTGTTATGAGTTTATTAATTATTGCAGCATTGATGCATATATTTATACCATATAATATGACTAATTCATCATTCAATTGGAATTATATTATACAAATAATTTTGGCTTTAGTAATGTTATACGAAGCTTATAGAACAGATAAAGAAAGAATAGACAATCTATTTGAAAGAAAAACTTTATCTAAAACTGATATAATAATTGAGCATACCACGCAAATGAATCCATCTGCTCCATCTATAGATAATTTTAATAATGATCAACAATCAACTGTACATCAAAATACAAATAAAACAAATTCAAATGTTTATTCATCTGAAAAAATAAAAGACTTTTTTTTCCAAGCAAAATAATTAAATTTAATTATTTTAAAAATTTATAAATACTGTTATATTTTTCAATAAAATTATTAGATATATCAAATTGTTCATCAATATATTCAAACTTATCATTATATATATTATATTTAATATAATTTTCAAATTTTATATTTATTAATGCATCTTTATTAATTTTATATAATACATGTATAGGATATTCATTTTGTATATCATTCATATATAAATATTTTTTATATTTTAAAAGTTTTTCAAACCCAGTCTCTATAGATTCATTATTCATATCTATTTTTATTTTTTTTAAAATATCATAATTTTTATTATATATATTATATATTATTAATATTTTAATAAAATCTGAATCAGTAACGTATAAAATGTAATTATGAGTAAATATTTTATCTATAGAAATATTATCTGGGATAATATTAAATGTAGTTGATTCATTTACATCATTCGTATAAAATAATATTTTATTATTATTTTTATAAATTTGAATTTTATCATCTATATCATAATATAAAACTGGATATATTTTTTTAAAAGATAGAGTTTTATTAATATCATAATATAAAACCACTCTATCATTTATTATTTTTTTATTACATATATAGACTTCTTTATAATTTAAATATATAAAATGTTTTCTATCGTTTATATATATAATATAATTGTCTAAATTATTAGAAATTTTATTCAATTTTGTAACTATTGAATTATTTATTGATTCTATATTCACTAATTCGTTATTAAAATTATATATATGTAAATATTTAAATTGTAATTTTTTATTAATTTTTTTATTGTTTTTTAATAAGATATACATTTTTTCCATTTTATAACTCTCTGTTTCTTCATATGTTAAAAAACCTCTCATATATAATATATTATTATTATAAAATATTTTATAAATATAAAAATAAAATTCATGATTAAATGTTTCTATATTTTGTAATATATCATATACTCTTTTACGTTTTAAACCATTATATGAACTAGGATATATACACATTATCAGTTTATCACATTGTTTATTTTTTTGTCGATATATAAACGTATCTAATCCATCTACATATTCATATATATAAGGCTTCTTTAATTTATTGTTAATTATGTTGTTTGTAATTTTATTTATTATTTTATATTCATATATGTTTATAGGTGAATTAATTTCAGAAATATAAGAAAATGATTTTGAAATTTTTTTAACATTTTTATATTGTATATTATGATTTTTAACACATCCAGATATAAATCTTATTAATTTATTATAATAATTAATATATTCATGTATATATTCAAATGAAAATTTATTGTTATTTATAAGATTGTTTATAGCATTATTTAAAAATCTTATTTTATAAATACTCAATAATATTTTTTTATTATATGTCATTTAATAAAAAAATACTTAATTTTTCAAATTATTATAATAAACTATTTAATAATTTACAATCTGAAGATGTTTGAATAATACATGGATCATACACTATAGGATATCTAGTATCAAACATATCAATAATACAATCTTTTAAATATTTAAATGATTTATTTTTAGAAATATTATCAGTGCTCATAAAGCCATATCTTGAAATAGGATAAAATAATGAATTATATTCTACACATCTCCATTTATAATTCACATCAAATATAGAATCATTTGGATCATAAACACTAGTATCTATAAAATTTATATTACTAGTATTTACAAATTCTAAACTTTTATATGTTTCATTAAATTGAACTATGTAAGAATAATTTTCTATATAAAACCACAATTGAAATAATAAAAAACAAACTAGTGCGGTAATTAATATTATACAAAAAAGTTGAAGTGTGTTTATCATTTATATAAAATGATAATAAATTACTTTCTTAACATGTCAAATATTATAAATTATATTATATTTATTGTCTGTATTACCAATAATAAATTACCTATTGCGTATAATGTTATATAATTAACATAATTAAATCATATATTTATTTAATTATTTATATTATATTTGAAAAAAAATTAGAAATAATAACAGCAATTTGGCTTATTATCATATTCGGCATATTATCATATCAAATTACAAAATGAAAAGTTTAATTGTTTTATGTGTATTTATATTACACGTGGCTGCAGACCATAATTTGTGGACAATTAATCCCGTAAATGGATCAATGTATGTGCCTGAAGAATATAAATTGTGGATATTTAATCACTTAAATGGATCAAAATATATGGCTAAAGAATCTAATTTGTGGATGATTAATCAAGTAAATAAATTAATATCTATAAATCCTGAATATGTAAGCAAAATAATTACAGTTTTGAAACCTAATGATATAAAAATAATGCTTAAATATAAAAATAATACTGTAGAACATATATATGATGATGAATTTAAAGATATTATGTATACAAATTTAAATAATACTAATATTTTTAAAAAATGTAATGAACAATTGTGTTTTATATATAAAGAATATATTGGTTCTATAAAAATTAATCATTACTGTAAAGAAATACAGATATCAAAATTAGATAATATAGATCATTCTGTACTGTTACCTACTAATTTTCTATGCACCCGTAAATCATTTACGATTGATATTGAAAAAAAAAAATTAATTTGTCCGTTTAAGAACCACTCAATGTCGAATTTACAAAATTCTCGTATAAAATTTTCAGAAATTAAACAATTATTTAATAATGCTACAAAATTATTAGTATATTTTACAGAAAATAATAAATTTCAAAACGTCAATTTATCTTCTAATAATATGCATAATATAAATTTATTATATAACGATTCGTCATCATATAATTCAGGATCAAATGTTACATCTGCATCTTTAATCCTTAATAAATTTATATCTGATGATTTAGTAAAAAATGATTCAACAACAACTATTAAATCATATTTTATAATTAATAAATTAAATATTGTTATAATTTCAATATTGGTTACTATGTCAATTTCAAGCATTATTATATATATATTGACAAAATATAATAAACGAAATCAAAATTCAAAACCCGGGGAGCCTTTAACTAAAGAACACGTTATAATGGCTTCTGAGACTTTATTTCCACCTTATTTATGTACAGACGAAAACGATTTAGAAAATAATATAGGTCATATACAAAATACAAATGAAAAATATTTAAAAATTAATCCAGTTATAGATTCATTAATTCAGACTGAAGAAACTAAAAATAAAAAATCACAATTTTATAAACAGCAATCTTCGTATGAATCACAACATTCATTATCAAGTCCAAAATCACCATTGTTACAATCACAATCTTATAGCAAACAACATTTGATTTCTGTATCAATACATTCGCCTCTTAATGTTAAGCGTAATCTATCAATTAATTCAGATGACAACGTTATCTTACGTAATAAACCTACATTAAATAATGAAAATGATAAAAATGATTATGCTGTATTACCACCACGTAAATGTTTAAACCCTATACTATGTAAAGAAAATAAATTACATAATGAGGATTGCTGATGGATAAATCGATTTACAAATTTTTTATAAAAATTTTAATAATAACTAAAAATAAGTATATTTTAAAATTTATGTGAATACTATATAAAATTAATATTTTATGATTAATAAATTGTGATAATATTAATTATCTGATAGAAAATTTTTTTTACGTAATCTATGCATTATTTTATTTTTAATATGTAAAATATCTGGTTTAATAGTTTCTTCAATATGTAAATCTTTATTAATTATATTCTCCCAATTATCATTTATATAGTTAAGTATTTTTGTATAAATTTTATCATATTTATATATATTCATAGTTACATCATAAATTTTGAATGTTATATCTTCTATATTTAAAAATTTTTTTTGTAAATATTCACAATGTTTATTAAAATTATAAATGTTATGTGTTGTTATATCAAACCCATATTCAACATTATTCTTGGATATTTTAATTGAATAAAAATCATATTTAATATTTTCATATTTGAATTTGGTATGTATAAGAGATGTTTTCATATATTTACGCAATTTAAAAATATAATATGATGAATAGTGTAAATTATCTCCCATACCTGTTTCTAAAAGAGTCATGTATTGTAAAGTAATACTAATTTTTAATGTATTAAACTCTTTTATATTAAATATATATTGTACAACTCTATTTATATAATAAGCTTTTAATCGCATAAATTCTTTTTCATTTGATACATTTATATTTGATAATTTAAAATTTTTCCAAAAAAATTCAGTATATGGTATACTTTTAATTTGTAATTTATTTTCTATGTTATCTGTTGAGCTGTCTGATATAAATAATTTACGTAATAAACTAATCATTTTATAAAATTATCGAATTAATATATATTATATTTCATATTTTTAAAATATATTAATTAATAAATATGATTTATAAAATTTATATACTCACGATTGAGAGAAATATTTATAGAACTGAATGTATAAAAAAAAAATTAAATGAAAAAAATATAGAATATGAAGTATTCTATGGAATTGATTACAAAAAATATGATAAATCTAAATTAAAAAAAATGGCATCTAGCGGATATGGTAAATTGTGTCCATATTCTACATTATCATGTGCAATATCACATATAATGTTATGGGAACATATATCTAAATCTAATATTGATTTTGCTATAATATTAGAAGATGATACTTATTTAACTGATAATTTTTTTAATTACTTAGATTATATATATAATAATATTAATAATACAGTTATATATTTATATTATGATAATCATTATAGCTATAAAAATTATGATTTTGTACTATCTAATGGTGCATATTGCATAGCTCCATCTACCGCTAAAAAAATAGTGGATTATTATATGATTCATAAAATAGCTTTTCATATAGATTTTCAAAATAATTTTACACTTTATCGATTAAAAATAAACAAATTAGTTATAAAAGAAATGGCTGCTGAACAAATAAATGGAAACATATCTAGTATGGGAATAATCCATAATCATTTTTTTTTAAGTTTATTTGTTGATACTTATATGCATAGAATACTGACAACTCCTATATTAAGAATAAATGAAAAGGAATTTGATATATATTATATCATATTTATCTTAAGTTTTTTTGGAATTATATGCCTATCTATTTTTATAAAAGATGTTAATGAATTTACGTATACATTTTTAGTATTTTTTTTATTAATGTTTATACTTATATAAATTTAAAAATCAAGACGTTTTCTGCAATTAGATTTACGCTCTGGTATAATTTTTTGAGTTTTATTTTTATATAACAATGAATATGTACTGTATTCATTTTTATAATTTGAATCAATCATTTTAATATATGGTAATAATTTATTTATTTTTTTATAATAATTAAACATTTTGTTATACCCACCTTCGATTATATATATTTCTGGATAATTAATAAACGGATAATTTTCAATATTTATTTTTCTATCATAATTTTTTAAAGCATTTACTATTTTAAATGATCTTTTTGACGAAAATTCACAATAAAAAATAAGAATTTGATTTTTATTTTTATTTTTATTTTTATTGACAAAATCTTCAATTTGTGAAATAGAATATATATTTATAGAATTTTTTAAATGACCACCATCATATTCATATGGATATCTACAATCTATAATCGTATAATCTATATTATACTTATATAAATTATGAACTGTGTAAGCTGATATTTTTTTAAAACCTGTATTTTTGTCAGTTAGATATGGTAATTGATAGATTGGTGAATAATTAATGTTTGTAATAGTATTCATTTTTTTTTTGATAATTACTTAAATTTATAATAAATTATTTAAATTTCAGTTATTGATTAATCGTTGATAAAAAAAATATTAGTATGTTAAGTTATTCCAAATTAACACATTTTGTATTATATAATTATAAATCAAAATATTTTAATTTAAATTAGATTTCTTTAAAAATTCTTTAATGTCATATATTTTATTTCCTAATTTATTTATTTCATTATCCATTATATACAAGGCATCCAATGATCTTTGCAACATAGTTACGTTATTAATTATATTTGAAATCCAAGGTTTATAAGGTATAATATTTGTAAAAACACTATACAATGTTAAATTTTTACAATTATCATAATTATAAATTTCATTACCATTACGATGTCCTCGAAAACTTAAAATGCCCAAACACCTGTCTTTATATATTAACGCAGTTCCACTATCGCCATAACAAGTAGATGAATATTTTCCACTTGCACATATAAAAGTATCAATATTCATACGTAATTGATTTTTACATTTCCATGAATTTACCAATTTAAATATTCCTTTTTGTAAATTCATAGGATATGTTAACTCACTTATATCACCCCATCCTGCCACTATCAAATCATCATCTGTGGTTATTTGTTTTAAAAAATTTGGAAATACCATTTTTATGATTCCTGCATTATTGAATGAAATTTTATTTAATAACTGTATAAGTGCTATATCATGTTCATTTCTATCATGCAAATATTCAGGATGTATCCAAAAATTTTTTATATTTACAAGAATTCTATCACTATATTCTATAAATATTTGGTAACTCTTTACATTTTTTAAACAATGTGCAGCGGTTAATATAAAATTTTTATGTATAATGACACCTGTGCATATAAATGAATATTTATTAGTATTGGTAATTTTATTTATTTTAATTATATATGGAAACTCTTTTTTTTCAGCATTATCTCCATAAAATATAGCATCCATACATGGAAGTAAAAATAACATAAATAGTTTAATAAATAACATTTCGCAATATATTTATAAAACAATAGTGAAATAGAAGTCTAAATAATAATTTATATTTCAATAAGCCATAAATAAATATTATTATAATTATGGAACCTAATAATAAAAATGATATCCGATTACAAGCATTAAAAGCATTACAAGTTATTGAAAATACTGAATGTCCAATAGATAATGTAGAAATTAAAAATTTACTTTTATATATAATATCAATAACTAATAATGGTAAATTAAAAGAATATACAGCTTCGCATTTAACAAATTTGTTTAACTTATTAAATTTTTTAATGGAGGATTCTAATAATAGTAAATTAAAAAAAAATTGTATTTTTAATACAGATGTACGTGGGTTCTTTATTAGACATACTAAATTTGAATATATAAAATGTTATAAAAAATTATTTGAAAAAGATACATCAATAACTAATTTTGAAATATTAAAACGTGATTATTATGAACATATAAAAAATAAATAATAATACATATTTTTAATTTTATAATTTTGTGAGCGTGATCTAATTATTTCTATTAAGTTTGATAAATATTAAATTTATAACTGTATTTTATTATTAACAAATGCGTATATTCAATTAATCATATTAAAATTTTTATAAACTAATATTAAATAACTAATACATATATTTTAATTTTTAATTAAATAATTTATTTAAAAAATATGGGAGCCTCGGCTAGTATAAATACAATAGTAACTAATATTAACAACAGAGTTCAGAATACATTAATACAACAAGCCGGTGCGTCGGCAAATGCATCATGCACAGTTACAATTAATTCTATAACATTGGAGAATTCTACTGGATGCACAATAAGTGTTAAAAATCTTTGTGCAGCAGATGCTTTTGCGCAAGTCGACGCTGTTATAAATGCAACAATAGATTTTTATAATGATCTATCAAATGAACAAAAACAAGAAGCCCCTACCTGGTTCACAGCTGCTTTTGGAATAAATACAACCGTTAATAACATTACAAATGATTTTAAACAATTAATTGAAGAAAAGTGTTTAGCTAAAAGTGTTGTTGATAGTGATTTTACAACTCAGAATATAATAGTTAGTAATTGTACATCAGCACCTGGACAAGGAATTATTACTCTAGAATTTATAAATTCCGGTAAAGCAACTGGCCAATGCGCAGTTAGTGCATTAGTAGATTTACAAGTTGCGGGATCAAATATTGTAGCTAATTCACAATCTCAAGGATTCGATTGGAGTTCAGTAATATGGCCAGTATCCATAGTTGCTATAATAATAGTTTCTATTTTTGCATTACCTTATATAGTAAATATGTTTAAAAAGAACATTCCTACTGAAAAAGACATCGATTTTATGTTTGCCAAAAATAATAACCCTCTTATCGCATTTAAATACTTAAATGATAGTGTTAGAAAAAATAAAAATGAAAAATAATATATTTTTTTAAATATATTAATAAAATGATTTATGTAAATGATTCCGATAATATGGATTCAGATATCAATATTGATTTAAATAAATTAAATAATGAATTAGATAAAAAATCTGAAAATGATATTTCTATAAATAAATCATTTGAAGATTCTGGAATAAATATTCCAATAAATAAATCCTTGAATTCTGAAAATGATATTTCTATAAATAAATTTGATGAAAATTCTGAAAATGATATTTCTATAAATAAATTTGATGAAAATTCTGAGAATGATATTTCTATAAATAAATTTGATGAAAATTCTGAGAATGATATTTCTATAAATAAATTAAATGATAATATAAAAGAAATTTATGATGACAAAACATACATAGAATCGATAAATAAAAAAAATGATACAGATATAAATAATACATCAGGTTCCTGCACAATGGATTATTTAAATAAAAAATTATCGCCATTGGTAAATGCGTATAATAATATATATAGTTATATTGCTAATTTAAATATTATAAATAATAATATATTCACTGCCATGCATAATATATTAATGAATCAATTTTTACATTTTAATGAATTAAAAAATGATAATAATGAATTAAAAAATGATATGAAAACATTAATTAATAAATTTGATAATATTAATATAGCTCCAAGTTTAGTAGCTGAAAATTGCGCATTTATTTCATATTTATATAATAATTATAAAACTAGAAATAATAAACCAAATCCACAAGCCATACTTGAATTTGATAAAAATTTTCCACAATCAGTATATCTATCATTTACAAAAGTATGTAATACTATGAGTATTGATATGTTAAGATTAGGTAAATATAATATATATGTATTGTATGATAATGCCGCCATTATTATGTTTGAAAAAAAAGACTCATGTTTCTATTTTATTAATAAATATATCGAGAGAAGACACGCGTTAAACATAAAAACTCATGTATCTTACATCGTAGATATAAAAGATGCGTTAAATAAATGGAAAGAAACCAACAACTTATAAATTTTTTAATACCAGGATGTATTATTATGACATCAAGATACAATTCCATAAGTTACTTACTATGCCCGTCATCTTTTAAACACGCAGCTATATTTTTTGGAAAAGGATTAAAAACATATTTAAAATCTATTAATTATACAAATATATCTAAATTAAATTTAATTGATGATGAAGTATCTTATATTATTCACAATAATGGATATATTACTTTATATGAAGAAATTTTATCTTTTATTTCTAAAAATGATGATATTGCTATATATTATTATAAATCAAATAATAAATACAATTATGATATTATGAATCAAGTTTCTTTTTATATTTGCAAATATATTGATATCCCATTTTCTTTTTTTAAATACGGAGTGTATTGTTTTGAAATAATAATAGAATCATATAAATATTTTGAAAAAAATATCAAATTTAGACATATAAAAATATTATTTAATTATTTTTATAACAGTAATAGTATTTCTGAAAATATAAATTTTGAATGTGTATATCGGAAATATAATATACATAAATTAAAATGAGCAAGAATATTCAAACAATTATTATTAAGGATTTCAATGTACATGAATTAAACATTGATGATGAAATATTAAAAAAATCTGAAATAATAATATTTAATATAAATAATCCTGAAAAATATAAACAGTGTTTAGCTGTTAATAAAAAATATCAAGAAAACAATAAAAAAATTATTTATTTGATTTATAGTAAAGAATACAATATTATACAAAAAAAATTTACAAGAAACTCAAACGATATAGTAATTGTTTATAATTCCAAAGACGATATTGATCTATATAATTATTGTATTGATACTTATAAAATAGATGAATAAAATAATTTCCAAATATCCATATATAATTTATTTAAATAATATTTCATGTAATTATTTTTACAATAATATTTATATATCTGATTATTATTATAAAAATGCCACACATACATTAGATCAGGCATTAAATAACATTGAATTAGAAAGTTATTTGCAATATGCAAAGGATGGAATTATTAATATAGATATAATAAATAATTTATCATCATGTATATCTCTTGATTTAATAAATATTATTAATGTTTATAGTACGTCGTTAATATCTAAAAATTTTAGAGATGATATATTTAAATTATGTGATATGATTGTAATATATAAAAAAAAAATAACAATTTATAGAAACTATATATATTTAAACGATAAATATTTTTCTATTGTGCGTAAACATAAATATAAATATATATTATGTTTAAAAGATATAATAATATCCTTGTATAAAGATAATATATGTTTATATTATATAGAAAATATAAATTTTATAACAACTCCAAATATATTAATTTATAATAATGATGGTTTATATATAAATAAACCTTTAAAAAAATTAACTGTAAATGAATTTACATATTCGGTAGATATTGATTTTTAGAATTATTAAATATTTTTTTAATTAATTCTGGTAATATTTTTTTATCATTCATATATTTAGTAATATTATTAATCAATCTTTGTAAATATATTTCAATACTTATTCTTATATTTTTATATTTAAAATTATTATCTATTATTATTATTTGTTCAGTTACATGAGATAATAAATTTTTATTTATTGTAGGTTCAATTAATTGATCATCTGAGATATGTGTACCATAAATATACGAAATCCGTTCACCTTTTTTTATAATATTATTAGGATTTTTTAAATTATAAGCATCTACTATATCTTTTAAATTGAATGAGTCATTTAATTTATATATTCCTTTGTAATTTCTAGTTAACATAAAATCATTATAATTTAAATTATTTATATTATTTATATTCTCATTTATTAATGTGGTTAAAAAATCTAATATTTTATTATCAGCATTGGATGTATTATTATTTTTCATAGAATTTATAATATAAGTTATTAAATATTGTGAATTTATTTTATGAAATCTACAATAATCAGTTCTTACTAAATCAACACCTTTATTATATAATAAAGGTTCATTTATATTATTTATATCATACTGATGAGCTATATATTTTTTTTTAGAAGTTAATAACATACACATATTATTTGACTCATAACAAAATTTATATATTCCATCAAAAATTTTATAATCTATAAAGAATTTTTCTAAATATTTTCCAATGTTATGAGATTTTATAATTAATTCCTCATTGGTTAATGATTTATTTTTAAAACTAATATTTATAAATAAAGAATCAGTGTCACCATACACAACTTCCAATACACAATTATCTATATTTAATGCAGAATATTGAATATTTAAATATGTATCTGTATAAATTTTACGAATTTTATTAATTGTAAATATTTCATTATCTATAACTGATTTATTAATAATATTATATACATATTCTAAAGATAATCGGCCAAGTCCTGTACATAATTCTGCACATAAAGGTGATGAAAAAATAAAATATAAATATTTATATAACCCATATATAGTATTTATATATATTTTATTCGCATATTGTAAAGAATGATATAAATATTTAAGATGTTGTATATGTTCATTTTGTTTTAATAATTTTTTATTTATATTTCTCAAATCTATACCATGTTTTAATAAAATAGTAATAAATCCATCAGATCTTTTATCGGTTACTACATAAATATAATATTTTTCATTAATATGATTTTTTTTTTCTATTTTAAACATCATAAAATTCGGATAAGGAAATTTTTTTTTAATAATTGTTTCTATTTTAATAGATAAACATAAATCATTTATATATAATACACATACTATTTTTTCTGGACTTATATTTCCTTCTATAATAACCGTTGGATACAATGAATTAAAATCAAAAATTAACACAGGTCCTTTTATAAAATTTTTACTAGGATGATATACTTTACCACCTTCATATTCTACGATATCTAAATTATTATTTTTTTCAATCATTAATCTATGTTCTAATAATTTTTGTAATATTAAACCATTCACATCTGTATTTGATGTGTAAAAAAGAACTTTAGCTTGAGGTAAAATTCTTAGAGCAGAAAATGCAGTAATTATATTATGAACAGATTCTGATTCAAAAATTAATCTACATAACACTGTATCGTGAATACAATATTTAGATATATCTATAGCCTTTTTGAATGTGTAATTTTTATATATATTTTTATCACCTATATCAACATCGTCTTTTGATATATTTACAATTATTTTTTTATTTGTTTTATCTATTTTATTAGAATGAAATGGTATTATTTGAAAACTTTTATTTATAGATTCTTCAAACGATTTTTCATCATACAAATCATTAAAATTATTAATTATATTTTTTTTATCTATTATTTTATATGGCAAATCATCAATAAAACAATAATTCGCGGTACGTAATGCTTTATAAAATAATTTATAAGAATTTTTTTTATTATTTATTGGAAATATTTCACACACATTATTAGTCCATTTACAATAAGCATCTGATTTAAACAAATCTTTAGATATATTTCCTAATTTGTAACTAGCAAATTTTTTTCCTAATGTAATTAAATTTTTAAGATAAGCATATAAATCTGTAAATATTATATTTGAATTATTATTATTTTCAGTTATAGTATTATCATTTTTTTTACGAATTTTTAAAAAAGTTAAAGGTTCTAAATGACAAATATTTGATATTTGCAATGCGCTTAAATTATAATATTTAAACCGACCCATTATATATGGAAAATCAAAATTATGGCCATTATATGTTAATATATAATCTGGATCTGTATTTAAAATATATTGTATAAATATTAAAATATTAAGTTCGCTCATTCCAATATACATATAATTTTCTTTTAAAATATTACAACAATCTTCTATAGTTAATAAATTTTTATATATTTTTATATGTTCATTTTCTTTTACAGAATCCATATCTATTATATTATCTGTACTAAAAAATACTAAAAGTTTTTTAATATTAGTATTATATATTTCAAATGAAATATGTGATATTTTGTTTTTATCAGGTGTTGGAAAAACACCGTCATGAAAACATTCTATATCGAATGATAAAATATTTAATTCTGTCGGAAAATTTTCAATTTTAGTATCAAAAACTGATTTTGGATCATCACTATACATACAAAAGTCACCATTTTTAGTATTTATTTTTTTTAATTTTTGTAAATCTATATTATAGCATCCTATAATATCAATATTATTTATTAAAAAAAACCATCTATAATCTAGAAAATTATGATTAAAATTAGATGATATTTCTATTTTAAAAGTTGTCATAAATAAATATAATTTTTTATAATTTTCTTTATCTTCTGGATTATATATTAAATCATAATTTTCTAAATCTTTATGATTTATTATATTATATTTATTGTTAATTATTTTAAAATCTAATTCTATATATTTTCCGCATTTATATTTGTCAATGTTTATTTTTATTTTTTGTAAATTTTTATTATCATTTAATAATGTTTCATCACATAAGTAATGATGATAATATTTAAACATTAAAGATATATGTTTATTATTAATTGTTTTACATTTACAAACTATATATCTTTCAATATTTGAATATTCAAACACATACCAATTACATAATTTTATTTTAACATTTTTATATATGTTATGATTTAAAGGAATAAATGAGTCATCTATATAATTTTTATTTGTATCTGGATTATTAAATATTAAATAATGCAAAGCATCTTTAGAATCTATATATTTATTACGCATAATATTGTTTGTTATATAATTATTTCCTAAAATCGGCATTGTTTTTTTTGAAATATTGAATATATTTTTTCATTAATAGATATATTTTTATAAATTAATTATCCATACATATTTCCATTAATTAATATAGAATCTTGTAATCTAGAATCTAAAGTCGCAGTACGATAATATAATATACCTCTACAGAATTCGAGTGCTTTCGGTTTTAAAGTGCAACAATTTAAATATATAGATGGTATTTTGATTATATCTAAACATTTTAAACATGATTCTTTTGTAGTTGTATTACTTTCACAATCATTATATTTTATATTATAAATAGCTGTTACATATGTATAATTAAAATCATGATCATCTGGCCACATAACAGTATATAATTTAGAATCTAGATTTATAGCATGTGATAAAATATTTGATGTAATTAATAAATTGATGAGTACATTATACATTTATTAAATTATTATTTATATTATACATGATTTATATTAATTGGTTTCTGAATATTAAATGATTTAAACAGAATAACGAAAATAATGACGTGTTTATATTATATATATAAAAATTTTATAATTTAAAATTGAAATTATATATTATTTTTTGTAAAATTAATACAATGGAATACAATAATTATTTTAAACAGTTAATGTCGCGTAGTATAGAAGAGTTTCAGACAATTTATAATAATTATAAAACATTTTATGATAATTTTTTAACAATTTCTAATTTAAAATATAATAGCGAAATAATAATCAAGTATCAATATAAAAATTCTCTAGATTGTGACATTATAATAGAATATTGTTTTAAAGAAATATATATAACAGAAATTTTCACTATGACATATTTTAATAATTTACACAGTAATATTAAAAATTTATTCTTTATAGATAATGAAAAAAATAAATATGCTAGTATTGATTTATTAAATGCTATTTGTATACATAAAATAAAATTTTCCAATTATGATTTTAAATCATTTAAAGATACATTTAACCAAGAATCTTTTATAGAAACACTTAACTATATTAAAGATCAAGGTAATATAGAAAATTTAGTTAATGATTTATATAATGATATAAATAATGTTTTATAATATACGTAAAAGAATTAAATATTAAATTATAATAATAAAAAGATAGATAATTATAAAATTAATTTTCAAAATTACAAATAATTTAATCTAATTCATATGTTTACTTGTGGCATTAAATGGTATATTGAAAATAATGATGCGTTTATATAAAATTTATTAAAATTGAAATTCTATATTATTATTGTAAAAATTAATAAAATGAAATACGATAATTATTTTGAGCATTTAACAGTATCTATATATGAAAATAATAAATAGATGTATAATAAATTTAAAGAATTTTTTAATAATTTTTTTTTAAAAATTTCTAATTCAAAATATGATAAATAAATAATAGTAACGTGTGTTCATACAGATTTTTAGATTGCAAAATTATAATAAAATATTTTTATAAAAGAGTGGGTATAGAAGAAGTTATTGATTCGGAATATATTAAAAATTTACTAATATTAAATTGTAAAATAATTGAAAATGTAGGTGTAAATTTATTAAATGCTGTTTGTGTACATAAAATAAGATTTACTATTTATAAAGAATCTTTTATAGAAACACTTTATTAAAGATCAAGGAGCTGAAGAAAATTTAGTTGATGGTTTATATGGTTATGTTTATGATTTACGTGATTTGACAGTAATATAATAGATAATTAGTTTATTAATATTTATTAAATAATAAAATAGTACATGATTAATCAAAAAATAAACTATATATATTTAAATTATTATTTATTATATTCATTACATCATTTATTTTATCAATAGAAGTTATGCCTAATAAAAAATTTTTTAAATTATTTTTTTTAATATTATATTCTCTATAATCATTTAAAAGATCTTCTGATGATTCATTTATTGCATAATATCTATTTATAAAAAAATTATAAATATATTTTTTAATTATTTTTTTATCAAATATATCTAGATCAGTTAATTCATTTATGTTTATAGTTTCTATAATAGTTTTTTTATTTAATATTTTTATATCCATACTTTCTGCATTTATTAATTTTAAACTGTTATTATTTAAAATTTTTTTAAGTGAAACATTATCTTTTATATTTAAAAAATTATCATTTTTCGAATTTATATTATCTATTAATAAATTTAATAAATATTCAGGTATAAAAGGACTATATTTCATAAAAATATCAAATATTTCCATATCAAATAAATTTATTTTTAATTTAGAATCAATAAATGGACGTCCGTCAACTATAAATTTTTTTTCAAATAATAATTTAAGGGTTTCGCTATTCAAAGATGCGTAAAAATTTATATCTATATTTTTATCATTCATCTTATATAAATATTCTTGATTATTTATGTCAAAATTTGATGTTACGTTATCAATAACATCTTCTCTTTCTTGATTATATAAATCAGCTATGAACCCAGTCATATTTTCAGAAGATTCATATATTATACTAAATAATTTAGATAATAATTCAGTATTTATTAAATTATTTGCAAATATATAGGTCCACATAATAATATTTTTAGTTACATATCCATTACGTATATTTGTATATAAAATATAAAAAAAATTATTAATAACATCATTTTTATTAGTTTCATGCGTAGGTGGTATAATAAAAACATTTGAATGTTTCCATACATGACCAGCTTCTTCGTTTTTATAATTTAATAAATGTTGTATTTTAATTGTCCATTTATGTGTTAATTCAGATGATTTAAATAAAGGCAATGAACTTTTATTAAAATAATCGTAAATTGAAATTATATTATTTATATTTTCTTCCTGATCATAATGCGCAAGCAAATCTTTTTTTGAATAATATGTAAAAATTAGCATTTCCACAACAGTATTTTTATCAAAATTATAAAAATTAGTTATATATTTTTTATATTCTAATTCCATTATTTTATCACTATATTCAAAATTTTCAATATTTTCTTCACGACAATATTTCCATAAATTTATTTTTGCAATATCTAAATTTGTTACATCAATTACGCTTTTAAATTTTATTAACATTTCATACATTTCTACATTTTTTATAATATTTTCTAAAAATACAAATACAAATAATGGATAATTTAATTTGATTTTATTATATATATCATAATCTTGTAAATATAATAACATTTTATTAAAATCTACATCATTTAATATATTTTTATTATTAAAAAATTTATATATATTTTTACGTATTTCATTTTTAAAATAAATAATATCATCTTTCCATTTTATATCTAAATCCATTTATTATATAAATGGAAACATTGAAAACATCAATTATTAAAAATAGACTTGTGAATTATTATAATATTTATTTATCCAATTACGATAGTAAAGAATATGATAATTATACATATGAATTGTATAGAACAATAACACAAAAAAAAAAATTTGATGATGAAGACATAAAAAATTTATTGGTAAATCATTATGATAAATTATCTAAAACTTATATAAATAATTATCCAACTTATTTATTAATAGATGTAAATAATAATAAAGGTATATTTTCAACAAAAAATTTAACTATAGATTTAGATATAGATAATTTATCAGATATAGAGTGGAATTTTATTAAACATATATATAGAGTATTATTTGATAAATCTAAATATACACATTCACAAATATATGATCAGGTAATAAATAACAATAATAAACGAAGATCTGTACTAGATATTATTTTTGATAGTGATTATAATAATTTTAGTGATTTATATTATATAAATATTTTTTATTTTTATAGATCATTTCCAATTTTTAATTATTTACTTTATATTAATAAATCAAAAATTTTAGAGGATTATAATACTAATAAACCTAATAAATATGATATATATGATACATTTGATGAAAAAAAAGCAAACAATGTTTTATTTTTTAATTTATATAACGAAAATACAAAAATTTATTTAAAAAATGTAGAAAACTTATTAAATACGAATACGAATATTTTTGATTATATGATTTTATACACTATGGATTTATACAAAGATGAAATTATTAAAAGCGCATTCGAGGAGCTTTTAAATATTTATAAAAGTATAAACAATTTTACTATTGATAGAAGACTTAACAATACCATCCTTAAATTTTTAATTAATTATATGATATATAATTTAATTGATGAGAATTATTCTATAGAAAGCGATATTACAAACCTAGATAAAAATAAAATAATTAATATGATTAATAAAATATTAAAGGAAGATAATAAAGATATATATCAGTATTTATTAACAACAGCCTTTGTAAAATTTTATTTAGATTTATATATTTATTATAATAATCGATTAATTATTAATCCTCAGCTTTTTAAAATAGAATTTTTAAATCATAATGAACAAAGCATAGCTGATATAATAAATGTATATAAATCTGTATTTGCAAATAATAATAAATCTATGGGGTATATATTTGCAAATTTTACAAATACTGAACAACGTGAACAGCCATCTTTTCAGATAACAATATTTTTAATGGCTGAAGAATTTATAAAAAAATTTTTAAATACAATGATTTTTGTAGAAAAAATAAAATATTCACAACAATCTAAATTATTAATATTTTTTAGTTTTTCAAATAAAGATATTCGATTTATAATTAATGAAAACAGTCCTTCTAATAATTTATTAGAAGAATTATTACAATTACATACATTTAACAAAACTGCAATAATTTATCCTCAAAAAAAATATTAATATTAAATGATAATTTATGCAATATTAAATAATCAATGTCCAATATGTAGTATTGTAAATAAATATTTATATTTTTTAAGTTTTAAATTTAATAATCTACAGTATATAAAATATTATCCAAGTATAAAATATATTTATGAAAATTATAAAGATTCTCATGCGGATTTATTATTAAAATTTCCTAAAATTTATTTATTAAATGACAATAAATGTATTGATATAACTAATAATATTATAAAAGATTCTATAAAATTTACTAATTCATTTGAAAAAATAAATTATAAAGATATTACATTTAATAAATTTGTAAATATTATATCTCCATTAAAACAATAATGAAAAAGTAAATTAAATATAAATGGGTGTCCAAAATTTATTTAAAAATTTATATGCATATAATAAAATTATTAAAAATGACATATTATTAACAAATAATACAATTTTTTTAGATTTTTCAAGTATCGCCCATGCAATGTTACATGTTTCAGAAAATGAAAATGATTGTGTTTATAGAATGACTAAGTATTTTGATAAATTAAAAGAAAATAATAACATAATATATGTGTTTTTAGATTCTGGTACTATAAATATTAAAAAAAAAGAAAGAGAATATAGAGAACAAAATAATTTAAAAAAAATTAAATTTTTTCAAAATAAATTGCAAAATATAAAAATAAATAAATATAATCCTTGTGCTTGTGTAGATAAAGAAATTGAATTATTAAATTTTAAAATTAATATTTTAAACAATGATTATGTAAAATCAATTTTTTCAAAAATTATAGATAATATAAATAATAAATGTATAATTTTTAAAAAAAAAAATATAGATGCAGAATTTTATTTATGTTCTGAATATATAAATTTTATAAATAAAGATTTTAATAAAGAAACTTGTATAATTTCTAATGATCAAGATACTATTTTATTATTATTAAATAATATACAATTAGATACCATAAATATTAAATATAAAAATAACATTTATAAACTTATAATAGATAATATTTCTAAAAATATTTCTATTTTATCTATATTATTTAATAAATCTGATTATTTTAAAATAAAAAATTATATGTATGATGAAAAAAAAATTAATATTGAAATGTTAGATATGTGTCCTGAATATGATTATTTATATATTATAAAAATTTGTAAAATATTACTAAAAGATAAAAAAATCAATAAAAAATCAATACCTTGTATTCCAGATTGTGATATTATAAAATATATAAATCAAGTAAATAAATATATAAAAATAGATTATACTATTTATGAAGAAAATATTATTTATGATATAAACATACAACATATATTAAGATTTATTTTTAACGAATATTCCAAAATATATTAAAATATATAATATAAATGAAATTTTATAAATTGCATAATGGAATATTTATTTATGAAAATACAGAAAATGCGATTTGTATAATATTTAAAAATTTTGGAAATAAATTAGATAAATTATATAATATTATTGGATTAAGTCATTTTATAGAACATTATATGCTGAGGGTTATAGAATATCCAGTAGAAACAAATGGATATACTACACATAATCACATGTGTTTAGAATATTATTTAAATAATAATTATAATACAAAGGATATTATATATTTTTTATATAACAATATTATAAAAAATAATTTTTTTTATTTTAAAGAGGACGAAAATTTATTTTGTTCAGTAGGATATGATTTATCTGAAGAAATATATTTTAATAAAGCATTTGGCAATCCAAGATTATCATTATTTAGTTTAATATATTTAAATGCTCTATATTCTGGTGGTAAAAAAACAAATTTTAAAAATTGTAAATTATTTTTTAAAATTTTAAATAATGCTTTAAAACATACAGATTATACAAATATAGTTTTATCAATTCCAAAAATTACAGATGATATTATATCAGTATTAGAAAATACATTTGGAAACTTAAATTCTACTAAACAACTTAATATTATTGATTTTGAATTACCTATTAAAAAAAATAAAAATCATGTATTGTATTATATTTCAAGTATTAGAATACCTAGTTTATTATTTTATTTAGATAATACTATTGCCAATATTAAAAATATAATAATTTTCAAATATTTTTATCATAATTTTTTAAATATTATTAAAATAAATAAAAAATTAATAATACATATTCAATTTTTGAATGAAGAACATCTTAATAAATTTTTATATATAATATATTATTTAGATGATAAATTATTTAAATTTATAAAATGTTATGATAAAAATAATTCGATATGTAACGTATATGAATACATCACTGATATAATTACATTTAGTAATGATTTAAATGTATATAATTATTTAATATACATAAATAATGATAAATTTAAATTATGTAATAAATTTAATTTATTTATGAAAGATCTTAAAAATATATTTTTAAAAAAAAATTTTATAATAAGTACTTTTAAACCGATAAGTTTAATATATAATACTACAGATAGATTTCAGCGAAAATATTATCTTGCTGAAATTGATTTAAATATAAAAGATCTTTGTGTGTACGCTTCTAATTTATCTATAAATAATAAAATTTATAATACAATAAAAATATCTTTAGATTCTTATAATAATATTTGCTATTTTATAAATAAATCATATAATAATACTTATAAAATAAAAAATAATATAGCATATGTAAATACTTATTCAGATACTGATGAAAATAATATAACAGATAATTTTTTTAAAAATAATATTACATGTCATGTATATTGCCAATTATTTTTATTTTATTTTTTATATAATATAAAAAATATAAAATTATTATTTAATTTATTACAAGATGAAAAAAGTTTTGTAAATTCTCCAAATGCAAAATCATTTTTAAAATTTAGAAATTACAAAATTAAAATTACAAAAGAAAAAAAATATATAATTAATACATTATATAATTTTATCACATGTACTTTTCTCGCACATTCAAATTTAATATTAGAATCAGTTGTTGTAAAATACGTAAAAGATAGTGACATAGGATATAGTATAATTATTAAAAAAAAAAAAATAAATAAGCAAACTATGCAAATATATTTTTTTTTATGTTGTACCAATATTTATAAAGCATATAATAAATTAAAATATTTTTTAAATTCTTATAATATAGAAAATATTATTTTTATATTATCTATAGAATCTACGTTTAATGATTTTTCAAATTTAAATAATTCAATAACTATAACATATTAAATTATTTTTTTTTACTCATTTCATTATATTTTTCTAAAAGGCTTTTCGTATTTTTTAAATAATCTTCACTTGTAAAAGTTGATTTGTTACAATTACACATTACACATAGTGCTTCAACTCTAACATTTCCGTTTCCTTTATAAAATTTACATGGCTGTTTATTCATTGTCTTTTTTTGGCATTTTAAACAATTTATTTCCTTCATATATTCAGCTTTACCTAGAAAATTTTTTTTTTTTATTGCTTCCTTTTTTTCTGCACTAACTGGTTCTTTTTTTTTTGATTTTTTTGATTTTTTTGCATTTTTTATATAACCACCATTTTCTAAATTCATAATATTTTCTTTAAATTTAGAATCGGTTTTTAATTTAGAATCTAAATCTGACAACCATTTTGCAAATCCTTTATGTTGATTTTTATTTTTAATATATAAATCATTTATTGGAATGGATGATAGTCCTGAAAATCCATCAGATATATTACTCATTTATATATAGATATAAATGATAATTTTTTTTACATGCTATTTAATATACATCATTAATTTTAAATATTGGTTTATTCAATATTATTTTGGTAATTCAAATATAAAAAATAAATAACATTAAATTTAATATTGAGAGATCCTATATAACTATAAAAACAATGTTAACAAATTAATAACGTTAAATTTAATATTGGAATCTCCCAATATTACTTTGGTATATAGCTATAAAAACAATGTTAAAAAATTAATAACAATTAAATATGAACACATTAACAACTTTAAACCTATTAAAGCTGTATAGTTTCCCAATTTAATAGTATACTTATAATTAAATTAAAAATATAATTATAATTAACTTAAAAATATATCTAAATTAACTTAAAAATATATCTAAATTAATTTGGTGATGCATGTCACCTATTTATATATATTTTTTCAAATAATATTTTTTAATCAATTCAATACGTATACTATTATTGAAAAATAATATTACAAAAAGTAACCTTTATTAATATAAAATAATAATTTTATAAACATGAAATCTTTTATAATTATTTTGATTATTTCAAGTATTTATTTGATAAATGTTCATTCTAAAACTGCACGATTAACTGAACTATCCACTGAAAATACAAATTCTATTAATACAACTAAAACATATCCTGTATGTAATTTTATATGTATGAAAATAACCAATACTGGAATTATAGTAAAAGATTGTTTATGCCGAGAAAAGCATACTTGTAGACGTTTATATCAAACACGTGAAAATGATGTTTTATGGATACATTACGGATGTCTAGACGTACAACATGAAACAACATGTCCAGATACATCAATATTTGAATATTAAATTATTGCCAAGGATATCTATATCCTCCAATACATCTTGTATGATATCCATATCCTGAACTATATTTACTTCCATAAAATCCGCCATATAATGGATTATAATACCCACTTATCCCACCACAATATGGTTTATCATATTTGCAACACTCACTATAATCACCAGATTCATAATCGTTATAATACATTTTATATAATAAAAATAATAAATAAAATAAATATATATCAACTATTTAGAATGTAAATATATATATTTATATTTTACTGTTTATAAACTGAAATAAAATATAAATAATATTGACAAAATGGATATTCAAAGTGAATTGTTTAAAAATGAAATTTATATGCTGTTTACATTGTCTATTATTACATTATTTAGCGTATTGATATTAATAATATTACTTGTTTTTAAAATTATATGGACTGAGTATAATTTACTTATTTACAATTCTAAAAAAAATTTGTCAACTTATAAAACATATAATTCATTAGAATCTATAATTGTTTAAATATCTTTATCTTCAAATATTTCTTCTATTGTCAATAAAAATTTTGATTCAGTAAGATCATTTTTAAGAATTACGTTATTGAATTTGATTATAATATCATCACCTAATCTTTCTTTTAAAGATTCAATAAGATAATTTCCATTTTCTGCATTTTCAAAAAGTAATTTTAATTTGTTACTTGGATAAACCTCCTTAATTCTATCCATTTTTTTATTAAACATATCTTTGTGAATTTTTGAAATATAGTATTCATTCATTAAATCATTTGTTTTAAATATTAAAAAATTATAATTTTTATTATTATCAATTAATCCATGCTCGCTAATCATATCATCATAGAATTTTTCGATCTTCATTTATTATAATTGAAAAATAAAAAATACTTTTTATTATAATTTATATTATTTAAATATGGAATTGATGTATTTATTATTGATGTTAATAATTTTTATAGTTATAGCTGTAGTTATTATAATATTACGTAATGATATATCTAACATATTTTATACTTGGTTAATGCGATTATAATTTTATTTAATTGTTTTATGAAACTAAATTAATAATTTTTAAATAATTAGATTGATAAAAAATACATTTTTTAAATGTATAAAATAAAACATTCTGTAAAACCTATGATATATACTTTTAATGATATTGAAAGAGAAATAAAATATGATCCAAAAAAAATAATAAACCCTGATATAAAAAGTGGACAATTAAAATTATTTTTTTCCGAACTTCAATTTTTCTATTTATCAAATATTAAAGATTTATGTAAGAAATATGATAAAGTCAATGTGTTATATATAGGTTCAGGAAAAGGTTATCACATACCTTTATTAATGAGAGAATTATCATTTAATAATATATATTGGTATTTATATGATCCATATGGCCATTGTAAACGTCTTAATGAAATGACAGATAATATTACTATAAATAATAAATTATTTTTAGATGAAGATATAGATTTTTTTAAAAATAAAACACCATTATTATTTATATCAGATATTAGAACTTGTAAAGGATCTGAACCAACTACACATGAGTTATTAAATGATTATAATTTACAAAATAAAATATTAGAAGAATTAAATCCAGATTATTCATTATTAAAATTTCGATATCCATTTCCGGATGATATAATTGATGATTTTGAATCTTACAAATATCCAAATGGAATTATATATTTACAATGTTTTCATAGCGGACCATCAACAGAACTTAGATTATTTATTGAAAAAAATAATATATCATTTAATAATTTTTCTAAATCAGAAGCTGAAACATTTGAAAAAAAAATGGCGTTTTATAATAATATATGTAGACAAATTAATAAAAATGATTTTAAAATAGCTGGGTATATTTTAAAAAAATCAAATTTACATATGGAAGAAATATTATCTCACGTATTATTAAGATATAAAAATGATATAAAATTAGAGATTAAATATGATAAAAATTAATACATGAATATGTGCATGTATTAATTTAAATAATTGCATTATACGCATTGCTTTTTATAATATTATTTATTAATTATTATATTAATAATTTTATAATTTTAATTTGACGATATGTGTTTTTAATTTTTTTTTTAATTTTATATTTTCTGGAGTATTTTGTATAAATTTAAAATATCTATCAATATTTTCAAGAATATGTGATTTTAATCGTTGTAATATTTCATTATCATATATAGTATCGATATCTATAATATTTTCTGATATATCAGAAGATTCATAAATATTATATAATTCATTTTTTAATTCGTCGTGTGTATAATATTTATGTAAATATAGATCTAATACATGCACATAATTAATTAAAATAACATAATGATTTTCATTACCAAATAATTTACATTTTAATAATTTTATATTTATTAAATTAGATTTTTTATTTTTTAATTTATTTTTTAATTTATTATAACCCCAACAACTATAATCATACGATGTTCCACATTTTAATGTATCAATTCTATAATTTCTTAAAATAAAATTTAATAAAAGTATAAATATATATAAAGTGTGTTTGTCATCATTTTGTAAAAACGCACCATCATTTATCCATTTTATAAAACTATCTATATAATTATATAATATATATGATTCATTTCTATTATCCCAACTAGAAGATATAGATGGTTTAATGTTAAGTTTATTTAAATCTTTTGTCCAGTCATATTGACCATTTATAATATAAGATTTACAATCATTAATTATTTCTTCACATATATTTTTAATAAAATCCATTTGTACAATATATTTATTTTAACATATTGTATGTCATAAATATGTATATATTTTTTCAATATAAATATAAAAATTTATAATTTTTTAAGTGGAAAAAATGAAAAATAATTAGATGCGTTAAAATTTTTATTATTATCAAGGGATGGGTGTGGATAAAATGCCAATCCAATAATTATTTTATTTTTTTCTATTACTTTGAATAAAATATTTTCAAAAATTTTTTTATCTTTGTTATAATTATTATTATCTGAAATGCTTAATGTTGATAATTTTTTCAAACTCGCCAGGTATTTAATTTCTAATTCATATTCATTTTTAATTTGTTTTTTACAATCAGATAAAGTAACACATAGATCTGATTGACCTATATTTTCATTTCGGATTGCTTTTAGTCTAACATATGAATTATAAGAATTATGTGTAAATTTTAATGATATATTAGATGATTTAGATGATGTTAATTTTTTAACATATGCAGTTATTTTTTTAGATGGAATTATAAAAGAAGTTATATCATTAGAAAAATCCATAATATTTATTTTATGTGCAATATTTTGTTTATCTATATTATAGGAATCTTCAAATGATGTAATTACAATACATCCTTCTGTATATTTTAATGTTTTAAAATTCTTTTTTAAATCTTCCTCACTATCATCACTATTAGATTCTAAAACTATATCATCTGGTATTTCAAAATCTTCATCTTCAAAATGCTGTGTATTAGAAAAAGATATTGAGTTAGTCAATATTGGATTTAATATTTTTATTTTAGGAGTAAATTCTTCTTCTTTGAAATATATTTTATTTGGTGTAAATGTTATACATATATCAGGAGATGAACAATTTTCAAGTGATGTTTTATAAATACTATATTCAATAGTACATGCAAATAATGAAGATATATTGGTTTTTTTAAAAGGAATAATATATCTATGAACAGAATTACAAGTCATGACTATTTCACATGTTTTTCCATCTATCCACATTGATCCCTTTTTATGATGATTTGATAAGATTTTAAATCTATCTTTTAAAATTTTTCGATCAAATATTATAAAATAATTGTAGTTTTCCATTTACATAAAATTATTATAATAATGTGATTATAAAATTATTTATTTTAAAATATAAATTCTTTAGAATTTAATTTATTTTAATTATTTCATCATTTATTTTAATCTCTGAAGTTGGATGGTTAATATTTACTTGCATAGAATTAGATTGAGGATAATTATTATGTATTACAGATTTTACAGCATCAATTATCATTAAAATTGTTATTTTATCGAAATCAGAATCTGTAAATTCAAAATTAGATTTTTTATTATTTGTTGTATTTTTGTCGTCAGATGATAAATCATATATAATATTTTTTACTTTATCGGTGGCTTTATTTGGACAATTATAAATTTTTAATAATTTATTTCCAAAAGGAGTATTAATTAATTCATTAAATATATTTAAAATCAAACTACCAGATTGTTCTTCCTTCTCATTTATTAATTTATCTAATATTAATTTAAATTTTTTAGGAAGTAATAAGTTATCTACCAAAATAGATTTTTGCATAAATGGATTTGATAAAAATATTATAAACTCATCTATATCTGGATTATTTTCATAATTTTTATCAGTACTTTTTAATTTTTTTAATTTTTCTATAATTATATTAATGCTATCTCGATCTTCTTTAATTACTTCTGCGCCACCTACAGAATTTAAAATTGGTATATTTTTAATATCTAATTGTGGATCTAATTTATACCATGCTTTTTTATAATTTAATTGGTCATATATATATAAAATATGTTTATCGTTTTTTGAATACGCTTTCATAATATTTGGAATCAATCTGTATTGTAATAAATTTAATAATATAAATCTTAATTCTATTAATTTAGATATACCTTTAGTCGAATTTAAATTTTTATTTTCCGAAATATAATTAAATATTTCCATGGAATCATTTATAAATTTTAATATTATTTGATATAATATTAAAGAAATTAATCTGGCAAAACAACATTTTAATAAGGTATTAGTTAATTTATAGTTATCATTTACATTTATAAAATAATATATTATATTTTTATAATAAATTATTTCTTCATAAATCATTACATTTTGATCAGTTTTATTAGATGAAATTTTAGAAATATATAATTGTAATTTATTATTCAATATAATATAGTCATTTTTTGTATATAATTCTAGTTTAGTATTATATAATTCTTTAAATAAAATTTGTAATATTTTATTTTTATCAATAATCGGGTCTTGTTTTATAATTTTTATTATAATGATTGATAAATCAGAATGTAATTCAGAGATATTTGCATCTTTTAATAAAATATTAATATTTTTTAATACTGTTTCTAAAAAATATTTAATATATTTATGCATTTATTATATTAAAATATATTTGACTATTTCTTAATATTATTTCCAGACATGTTAATTGGCTTTCCAGATTTTATTTGTATATTTGGAGTATTTGATTTATTATCTGATGAATTATTAGTTTTATTATCCATAAATTTTACAGTTTTAGTATTTTTATCATTTGAATGTCGTGTATTTGAATTTGTCATAAACGGAGATGCCTGCGATTGTCGTGTATTGTTATGTGACATAGATGAATTATTATATGAAGTTGGTGTATTTGAATTATGTTGATTATTATTATGTTCATTATTTGACGGATTATAATTATAATTTGTATTTTGTTGAATTTGTTCGGCGTTATATGTAGATGGATTTTCTATAGGTTTGCCAAAAATAGTTGTTTTAGTTTTAGATGGATCAGTTATTGTAAATAAAAACAATGTCATATAAAATGCCCATATTAATAGAGGAATTAAAAACATAAAAACACCTAATGATAATTTAATACAATAAATTATAAACAAGATTAACAAAATTAATATAAATATATATATTATAGCTGCAGCTAATACATTTTTAGTTTGATACATTATAGGATTCGCAATATAAATTAACAAAAATGTAATTGGAATAAACCATAAAATAATAGAATCAAATAATCCATCAGATTTCCACCATGAAGTTTCGGTTATTTTAGTAGGATCATTAAATGAGTTAGTTAACGCATCAGTTAATGATTTATGAATATTTGAAAATGATATTCCTGCAAATAAAAATACAAATGCTGTTATATATAATCCATAATTTCCAGTAAATAAATCTGGTAAAACTATATTCAAATTAGAATACCAAGTTTTTGAATCTAGATTTGTATAAATATTACTGGCCAATAACCCTAAAAGAGGTAATACGAATATTAAAAGAGAATATGTATTATCATCTAAATAATTTGCCATTATTTATTAACTAAATAAAAGAATATAAATATTATTAATTATTATTAAATATAAAAATGAAAAATAACGCACATAATTGTTTCAATTATAGAATAAATAAATATTATAAAATAAAATGTTAAACAATCTGTTATATGAATAAATATTAAATATATTATTAAAATAATATTTAATATTATATACAAATATCTAAAATGATTTACGTTAATAATGTACAATTTAAAATTTTTTTTTTTTAGTATATTTACATATTGATATATATACATAGCAAATCCTATAATTGTAGCTATCATATAATAACTATGCACTACTGGATGTGTTGTGCATTGTGAAAATGCAAAAGCTAAAAACATACATTTTATAATACTAAATATAATCACAAATTTAATGAAAAAATGTTTAATTGCTTTTTTTATTTTGTTATCACGTATGAAAACTTCTCTGGTATTTGATGGATTTAGTTGTCCTGTTTTATTATTAAAAGAATAACCAGTTGGTATTTTCATAATATAATTTTTATCGTTTATTAAATTACTTTGGTTGCCAATATTTAAATCATTGTCGTTTGCTGAATTTATTCGTGAAGCAATATTCGCACTGGGATTATTAACGTTAATAATAGTTTCATTATTATCTAATACTTGTTTATATCTAACAGTTCTTACGGACTCACCAGCCATGTTTATATTATTATAATATCGCAACATACAGGTTAATATTATATATTTTTTTTTCATTATTAAAAAAATAAAATATAAATGCTACCATCAGATATTTTAAAAAAAGAATATGAAATTTACGTTAACGTAATTAATAAAATTTTATTAAATGCCGGTGAAAAAATTAATAAAATGGAATATGATGAAGATTTTCCATTATTTGATCATCGGTATAGTATTCCAGAATATATGAATTTAGATATTCAAAATCTATCAAATGAAACATTATTAAGTATGATGAAAAATACATGTTTAGAAGGATCATCATTTTTAAAAAATAACACAGGATCTGTAAAATCAATATATAATTTATCAAAATCTAATAGTGATAAAAATGATTTAATAGATGCGTATAAAAATTTTTTAATTAGTTTAATATCATATAAAAAATTATCTTTATTTTATGATAATTTATCCAAAAAGAATGAAAATATAGAATTTGAAAAGGAAGATATTGAAAATTTTTTAAAGAAATTTAATTATAAAGATCCTCATCAGATAGCAGAACTAATTGATTTAATTGCGTATAATAAAATTTTAAAAAATTATATCAGTACAAATATGAATCAATATTTGAATATAAATTTTCTAGAAGAAATAAAAGATTTTGATTTCACAGAACAATTATTGCATTTAATGTTCATAAAAATACCACCTATGAATCTAGATATAAATATTAAACAATATATTAGAAATACAATATTGACAATTTTTAAAAAATCACAATATCTAAATAATACTTTAGAAAAATTACATAATAAAAATAGTAAAAATATAGTTAAATGTAATACTTGTAATGATAAATCACGTAATAAATATATATTTACTTTTTCATTTAATGAACCAGATAATATAATTAATTATAAAGTATATAAAAATGATTTATTAAAACATATTATACACATTGTAGCATATGGGTATGAAACAATATTCTTTTATTTGAAACCAGAAAATAGTAAACAAGTATTTACAAAATTAGATTCTTATAAACATAATATATTGAATGAAAATTTTGATAATAATAAATTATTAAATGAATTGAAGAATTATTTAAATAAATATGCATTAAATAATTTCAATGTTGATAATGTAATAAATATATTTACAAAATATTATGATGATTTATATAAAATATTAATTGATGCAGAAAATATTAATTGGTTAAAATTAGAATTGATAAATATTATTAACTTTATTGATATAGAAATTGATATCAAGAAAAAGTGTATAGATTTTATGATTGATCATTTATATTTACACGTATTAGATGTAATAAAAAATAATCCTGATAAAATTTTATCCTATAAAATACACATTCAAAAAGTGTTATTGATAATTAAAAAAAAAAATGGGGTATTGGGAAAATAAATCAATGTGCAGTATAAAAAACAAATGTCAAAGTAATGATATTATAAACAATATAAATCCTGAATATTCTTATTATGATAATATAAATTATTATACAAATTTTAAAAATAATTATATATTAAGACACATAAATAATGATAATATTGAAGATTTATGCATATTTATAAAAAATAATTATAATTTTCATTATTCAATAGATGTTTTAAAAAAATTAACTTTAAATCCATTTACAAATGAACATTTTAATTTAATATTATATGATAAAGATTTAATAATAGGAATTGTAATTTGTATAACTAAAAAAATATATATACAAGAAACTCTTAAAGATGTAGTAAGTGTTTTATTATTATGTGTTCATAAAAATTATAGAAATAAAAAAATAGGATGTTATTTATTAGATACTATAATTATAAATATTAAAAATCACAATATAAATATAGGTATTTTTAGCTCAAATAAATATTTAAATAATAATAAATACTTAAAAAAATCATTTTTATATAAAAGATCAATTTTAAAAAATAAAATAACAATAGATTTTATAAATTTAGGTATTTCAGATTTTGATATAAAAAAAGATAATTTATATATTTATTATGATAATTATGAAATTGATTATTGGTTTAATAATAATATTGTAAAAAATTTTAAATATCAAAATAATGTAGTATCATTTATTCCGATAATATATTTAGATAAAATTGTATATTTTTTATTTTATAAAAATATCAAAAATATTAATTCGTACAATAAATTATTAAAAAATATTTTACCAACATATGAATTATATATTTATGATGATGGGATATTAGATCGCGATAAGCATTTTAAAATAATAAATGCAATATATTATTATATATACAATTATCATGTTTCAGATTTTACATGTACGAATTTAATTATATAAAAAATAAAAAATAGAAATTAAAATACATATTATTAATATACAAACTCCACATATTATAATTATATAATATGTATCACTTACAACATTTGTTTTTTTTTTATATATATTTAAATTTTTAAATTTATTATAAGTATCATTATCTACATTTGCAAATAAATTATATAATACTATAAAAATTTTATCATCTATGGTCATTTATTAAAACATATTATTTTAAATAATCAACATGAACTCATAATTTAATTTTGTAATTCATTCAAATTCGTATTTGAATTAGATAACAAATTATTATTTGCAGTCATTTCAATATACTCCGCCTCTGAAGCATTTTCATTTATTTCATTAATATTTTGATATAAAGTATTTTCGTCACATACATTATTTGAATTTTGAATATATATCATTCCCAATTCATTATGATCTGTAGTTATTTTATCATATAATTTATCTATTACAGAATCAGAATATTTATTTACACAAAGTAATGATTTTAAATATGGATATATGTATACTTCTATAAATAATATACATACAAGTATTGTAAATATTAATATTGAAATAAATAAAATATATAATATAATATCTACAAATTCAAATTGATAAACATTTAATTGTTTTATTTTATATTTGATTGTATCTATAGAATATTTAACATTATATATTTTATCTGGAATTTTTAAATTTTTTTTAATATCTATAAAAGATAAAATATTACCATTACATTCAAAATTTTCATTATTTATATAAACATCATATCCATAACATTTTAAAATATTATTTGAAATTTCAAATCTTGTAAAATTAAAGTTACCATTGATTAAAATTTTATCATTTGAAAACCGATATGTATAATTTTCATATATCAAATGTATATAAATACTAGATTCGCCAATATTTTTTTGTGTATATAAAATATTGTCTTGTTTACGTATATTATACGTATTTTCATAGATATTTATAAGATAATATTCCATAAAATTAGAATTATTATATACGAGGTGTTGAGATGCGGCTATTTTAATAAACGCTATTAAAAATGCAAACACAAACATGATGAACAAGTTTATTAATAAAATATTTTTTCAATATTTATATAAAAAATGACTTAATATCTTGTACTATATTATAAAATATGCAATATGATAAACAAGATATGCTCAATATCAAAAATATTGTTATAAAGATAATTATACACTTGGTATATGGATTATTTATATAGTACAATAAATTATTTGATTTCTTAGATGTATCATATAATATATTTATTATATCCACATAAGCATTTATTTCATAAGGTATAATATTTTTATATTCGATATCTATATATTCTATATAATAACTATCAACTACATTACAATATATAATAAATAGATCTGTATAAATATGTAATTCCAGACATGGTATGATTTTATATTCATTTTTATATGTCTCATATGTATATATATCCATTAATTTGTTAGTTATACTAATTGGATATTCTGATTCTAATACAGTTACATACGTATATACGATGTTATTAAACATAAAACAAACCATGTATTTTTCACATAATTTTAATTCATTATTATTTTTTTCATTATCATGTTTTGATATATATGATTTGTTTTTTATATTATATTCAAATATTGAGTCATTTGATATTTTATATAACTTATCTATTTTATATGAAATATCATCAACAATAGGAATTATAATATCGCCATCATCAAATAATTTAGCATCGTTAGAGTTTTTTATACTTACACTTAAACTCAGTTGTATGTAAGAAAATAACAAAATGTATAGTTTCATTTTAATTATTATCTGTACACTGCACTAAATGTTATTAATTAAATTTTTTTTTCAAAATTTCTGAAAAAAAATAAAAATTAATCAAAATAATAAAAAGATGTTTTCATTTAAAATAAAATTAATATATGTATATATTATGAAATTATTAATTGATTTACTATCATTAATAAAACATGCTGATAAAATAAAATATATTACCATGTTTTCAGAAATAGAATATTTATTGTTTATAAATCATGAAATATATCATATATTATGCAAATGGTTTTTAAATTCTATAATAAATCATTGTTTATTTATTTTATTCCGTCAAAATATATACGCGTTAAGTGTAATATTAAATATTTCTATATTTTCATTGTATTCTTTATTGTATGCAATATTATGGAAATTAGAATATTTAACTACTAAAATTAATTTAATATTAACGTTTTCGTATATTAGTATAAATCTTATTTCATTAGCGTTATTATTAAATAATGAATTGTTAAAATTATAAATGGATGAAAAAGCATTAAGTATTTTTAATAATATATATACTAGATTTTTAAGTAAATTAAGCAGATACCAACAATCTGTTGTTGTAAATTGTTTAATTGATATTAGAAAAATATATACTGAGAATATAAATAATTGTAATATTAATATAATGAATAAATGTCTTGCTAATATTGAAAGTACATTCAAAATATTAAATGAAAGTATTGCTGAAGAATTGTTTTTGTTAAATAATGATTTGCGAAAGAGTATTGAAGAAAGTTTAAATATTACAGCTAAAGAAATTAATAATGGAGTCAATAAAGGTTATATTGCTACATGTTCAGCAGATGCTACAGTAGATGCCAATGTTAACATAAATGAATTAATAATTAAAAATTGTTATTCTATAAATAATACTCCTTTAAATTTTGTATTTTTAAATTCTGGTTCTGCATCTGCAAATTGCGGAATTGCATATTTAAATAACGCATTAAGTGATATAAAAACAGAAAATATTAATGAAGAAAGATATCTTAAATTTTTTTTATATTTAACATATATAGATTATACGTATTTAATTTTTATATTTTTCGGAATACTTTTGTGTGGATTTATAATATTATTATTAATAAATAAAAAAGTATTTTTAAATTTTAAATCCATTAAATTTTATATGTAAAAATTAAATATATTTTTATATTTTTATATTAATATAATAAAAAATAAAATTTATAATCATAAAATTTACAATATTTTTTTAAACAAATAATTATAATAAAATACTATGTTATTATTTATAAATAATGATGAATCTTTATTATGATTACGATGATGATGATAATTATGGAAATGAATCTAATAAATCTAATGTGTCAAATTATTCATCCAATGATGATTTAGATAAACGTAATATCGATATAGAAGATGGTTGCCTCGGAACATTATCTTCGGATACTTATATGAGATTAGATAATTATAACAATATGTTACCATTATCTGGTATAAAAATGGCAAATGGTTATGCGCCAATTTATAATAATGATGTGGCTACTAAAACATATGTAGATACTTCAATAACTAAAAATATAGTAATTCCTCCAGACGCAACAACTACAAACAAAGGTGTTTTGCAATTATCTGGTGATTTATCAGGAACTGCAGCATCACCTTTGGTTGCTAAAAATGCAATAACAAAAACAAAAATGGCTAATTCAGATACTGCAAATATATTATTAGGATCTAATAGTTCAAATAAAATAGTAGAATATTCATTGGGGAATAATTTAGCATTTTCTGGTTCATCATTACAAGTAACTAATGTAGTTAAATCTGTTAATGGAAATTCACCAGGTTCAAATGGAAATATTAATATACCATCTGCAGCAGATGCAACTACCACAGCTAAAGGTGTTTTGCAATTATCTGGTGATTTATCAGGAACTGCAGCATCACCTTTGGTTGCTAAAAATGCAATAACAAAAACAAAAATGGCTAATTCAGATACTGCAAATATATTATTGGGTTCAAATAATTTAAATAAAATAGTAGAATATTCATTGGGGAATAATTTAGCATTTTCTGGTTCATCATTACAAGTAACTAATGTAGTTAAATCTGTAAATGGAAATTCTTCCGATTCAAATGGAAATATAAACATACCAGCTGCGTCAGACGCAACTACCACGTCTAAAGGAATTGTTCAATTATCTGGAGATTTGACTGGTACAGCTGTAAATCCTGTATTAGCAAGTGGTGTAGTTACAAAAGATAAACTTGCAAATTCAGATAATTCAAATACATTACTAGGTTCAAATAATTTAAATAAAATAATTGAATATTCATTAGGTAATAATTTATCATTTTTAGGTTCGGAAATACAAGTCACTGATGTTGTATTAACAGTGGATGGTGTTTCTCCTGATATTAATGGAAATATAACTACTCCAGCACCACCAGCACCAGCAGATTCAACGACTACTAATAAAGGAATATTGCAATTATCTGGTGATTTAACTGGTACAGCTACAAATCCTACGGTGGCAAATAACGCTATAACAAAATCCAAAATGGCCAATTCTGATACTCCAAATATTTTATTAGGTTCAAATAATTTAGCTCAAATAATAGAATATACTTTAGGCAATAATTTAGCATTTTCAGGATCAGAATTGCAAGTTCAAAATGTTGTATTAACAGTGGATGGAGTTCCACCTGATTCATCTGGTAATATAGTTGCTCCATTAGTTCCTGATGCTACCACAACTAATAACGGTGTTATACAATTATCTGGTGATCTTACAGGTACAGCTTCGAATCCTTTAGTAAGCAATAATGCTATTACAAAATCGAAAATGGCCAATTCAGATAATCCTAATATATTATTAGGATCCAATAATTTGAATCAAATAATAGAATATTCATTGGGAAATAATCTATCACTTGTAGGTTCTGAATTACAAATTAATAATGTTGTTCTTACAGTTGATGGAGTTTCTCCAGACGCGAGTGGAAATATAATATCTTCACCAACTCCAGATGCCACAGATACATCAAAAGGAGTGATACAATTATCTGGTGATTTAACTGGAGTAGCTGATAATCCAGTAATTGCAGACAAGGCTATAACAAAAACAAAAATGGCAAATTCGGATAACCCAAACATATTATTAGGTTCAGATGATTTAGAAAATATAGTAGAATATACATTGGGTGATAATTTATTATTTTTAGGATCCAAATTAGTATTATCTAATGTTATTAAAAATATTAATGGAAATTCACCAGATCCTGATGGTAATATAATACTTCCACCAGTTCCAAATGCAGATAGTAATGTTTTAGGTGTTATACAATTAAATGGAGATCTTTCCGGATCTGCGACAAGTCCATTAGTTGCAAATGGTGCAATTACAAAAGTTAAAATGGCTAATTCAGATAATCCTAATATATTATTAGGATCTAATAATTTGAATCAAATAATTGAATATTCTTTAGGAAATAATCTATCACTTGTAGGTTCTGAATTAAACGTTAATAATGTCGTTCTTACTGTAGATGGAATCTTGCCAGATGTAAATGGAAATATAGTTTCACAACAAATTCCTGACTCGACGACTACAAATAAAGGAATTATTCAATTATCAGGTGATTTAACTGGTACATCTACAAATCCTATAATCGCAAATAATGTTATAACAAAAAATAAAATAGCCAATTCAGATAATCCAAATATATTATTGGGTTCTAATAATTTAAATCAGATAATTGAATATTCTTTAGGTGATAATTTATCATTTGTAGGTTCGTCATTAAATGTATATAATTTTGTTAAAAGTGTTAATGGAATTTTGCCAGATGCGTCAGGAAATGTTGTTATTAATTTAGCAAATATAAATACTTTATTATCTAAATCGAGAACAAAGAGATCGGATGAGTATCTTCCTGTTTCAGACAATGATTTGGTTACTAAATCATATGTTGATTCTAAATTTGATGAATTATTAAATATTATAAAAAATAATAATTTAATTATTTAAAAATCCAATATATTATAGTTATTTTATAAAATAATTCACATATAATGTAAATTATATTTCTTCTATTATTAAATATCCTTGATTACCAAGATTTAAACTGTCAGTTGCTTGTTCAAATGATCTCACTGTAATTACAATATAACTACCAGTTTTTATTGTTATATATTCTACTATAGTTGTATTATTGGATACAGATGAATTACCATTTGATATAGAACCTCTTGGCCCCCCAGTTGGTAAATCATATAATCCATATGTCCTGAATTTCATAAATGTATTATATGTAAGTAAATTTGGTATAGTATATGTTAATTTAATTATTTTATCTGAAGATCCTGGATTTATAGTAATTGGTGTGTCATATAGTGATTTTGTAACGCTGATGTCAGAATCAGATTTTCTAATTTGATTAAATGTTGTGCCAAATGATATTTTACTGTTTGTTGTGCTATTTATATTTTGTGTGATTTCGTCTAAAGAATTATTTGATAACATATATATTAATTTGTTATTTGTGAATACTGAATTTGAATTTAAAACATTTCCACTTATATATAAATTATCACCCAACATTAATTCAGTTACACTTGAACTAATAGAATTGGATCCAAGTAATTTATTTGTAGATGTTAAATTAGCCATTTTATTTTTCGTTATAACATTGTTTGCTATAATAGGATTGATAGCTGTACCAGTCAGATCACCAGATAATTGAATTAGACCAGTAGCTGATGTGGTTGCATTTTTAGTTTTATCATCTACATATTGTTTTGTTGTTACATCAAACATATTATTTTCAACATAAGTATTGGACATTCTAATATATGATGTACCTAACATGTCATTATTTCCAGATTTTCTAACATATCTATTATCCATAGAACTTATATTTGTAATAACTTCATTCCATTTTAAAGGAGATGTGCTAATAATAAAGGTTTCTCCATCATTATTTGGATCAGGATCACCACTAACTATAAAAATATCTCCCTCACTTAATGATTCGTCATTGACATCTGGTATATTAGATAACGCGCCTGTAATTACCCTTCCTATAGATATCGGAACATTTCCATTTTCATCTGGTCGTACACCATTTACTGATGTTGCTATATTTATTAATTCGATTTTATTATTATTTGAAAATATTATATTATTACCCAAAGAATATTCTGTTATTTCATTATTATTATCTGAACCGATTAATTGATTTGCATTTTGTAAATTTGACAATTTATTAAGTGTTATAAATTTATTAGTTATATCTGGAGATTCTGCTGTGCCAGAAAGTGCTCCAGTTAATTTAATAATACCTTTATTTATATCAGATGCATCTATTACTAAGTCATCTACATATTTTTTAGTTATCAATTCCAAATCATTACTTGGATTATTTGAATTCATAATAATTTTACCACCTACTTCCATATCATTAGGCTTATCTGTTTTTAAGAAATTAGATATGTCATTGGATACTAATTTTGATTCAACATATTTTTTTGTAACAATATCATTATCATATGTCGGTATATAATTTTCGTGCATAACAATTTTTGAAAATTCTTTCATATAATTTGGTATATCTAATCTCATAAAATCATTATCTATCTTAATATAATTATCTAATTTGAATATTAATGTTAGAAATATAAAAATTATAAGCGCTGAAAAAAATACAATTATCAAATCCATTTATATTAAAATATTTAATTATCAAATATATTTATAAGTGACTAATTTATAATATGAATTAGATTTTAAATTCAATTATAACATCAATATTTATATATTAATTTAACTTTTTTAATATTTTATTATGTTATTTTTAAAACATAATTTACTTTATTGTACAATTATTCATCAACTGCAGATCAATTATTTAAGTATTAAAATTATTGAGTGTGATTTTGAATTATAAATATTTTTTTAAAATCTCATAAATTAACTATTGAAATAATAATAATAATAATTAACACTATTTTGTCAGCAATATTATAATCAATTACGACTTTATTATATTTGAAAATTATTAAAATGGAAAAACAAATTATTTTCATTTTTGATACATCTAATACGATGGGAGGCGTTATTACATCTTTAAAAAAAAAAATATGTGACAATCTTATTGAAGAACCCAATAAAGATAATAAAGAGGAAGATAAAGGAATATTAATAACATTTAGTTCAGTGACTAAATTACATATTGGTAAAAATTCTTTAAAAAATAAAATATCCAAAATATCAGCATGTGGATCAACAAATTTAAATGAGACTCCTAAAATATTATTTGAAAATTTAAAAAAAGATGTAATATATAAATTATATTTTATTACAGATGGAATGATTAATACCCCTGAAACATTTGATATGAACATGAATGAGTATTTTGATAAATTAAATAAATTTTATTTAGACGTTACGTGTATCCAGGTGGGAACCGAAGGTGCTTTGACAGTATATACAGCATTTAAATTATTAGATACACTGGCTAGTTTTAAATTAATAAATTATGAAAATGATACATTTGAAAATTTATTTAAAGAAGATTTGGAGAAATTTAAAAATGAAAAATTTTTAATAATTGAAACTAAAAAAAATAACGTAGCTAGATTTCCATGGGATAATTTATCCAATAAAACAATTTTGTGTTCAAATTCATTATATTGTGTTGCAAATTTACAAAATAGATCCATGGATGAATTTGTTAATTCAAAAAATGAAATTTGTTATTTTGATACTATTCCAACAAAAGATAACGAATATTTAAAACTAATGAACATTTTCATTAAATCTTTGGTTTTATCAAAAAAACCAGGTGTCATTAAAAATATTATACGTTTTATAGTAACTAATTATCCACCATCATATAATAAATTTACTTTATTAGATGAGTATCAAAATATTAAATTGGTTGACAAAACTAATAATGACAGTATAATAAAATTTTTACAAGATAACTATAAAAATATTAATTTAGATAATAATTCAAATAAAAAATCTAATATTAAATTGTTAAATACTTATAAATTTTCTACAGATTGGATAAATAATGTTGATAAATCTGCATATGTAAGAATTATGTGTTCTGATACACAAGGAAATTTCAATGAGCCATTAGAAGTGTTGAATAAAACAATTAATAAATTGACCACAGTATTCATTAAAAATAAAAATGATGCTACTAAAATTTATTTGAATTTAGAATTTTATACTGAAAATAAAAAATCTTTAAATGTTAAATATAATATTGTAAATCACGAGACTACGGAAATTTATTTAGAATATGGCGCGGGTTATAGTAGAACAGGAACTAAAGGAGATTTAGTTATTTTAAATCATACTTCGGTAGCCAGTAATCAAATTCAAGATGGGGATTTATATATTTTAGAAATTAATATGGACCAATCAGATGTTTATAAATCAATTACTCCTTTAAAAACAAGAGAAGATATTCCTATAAAACGAGTAATGCGTCCTCCATCATCTTCTCGTAATCGTGCATATTTTGATGATAGCAGTGAATATAGTAGAAGTATGCATGCATCAACTTCTGGTATGGGTAATAGAAGTGAAAATAGTAGTAATCAAATGAAAAGATCAACTGGAATGTTTCAATCCTTTAAAGCTTTCAGATGTAATGATGGCAAAGTAATAAATCTTTCCACTGCAAAGATTGTGGAATCTACAACATCGACTCAGAAATATGAAATTACTAAAAAAAGTTTTGATTTTAAAAATGAATCTATTATGTTCAACTTTATAATATTACACGATAAGGAATTTGAAAATTTAAAATTAAATTTTGATAAAATTGATATAAATAAAATAACTGATGATAATCAATTAAATAATGATGGCATAATTGTGCCTAAACGTAAAATTGACACGATTACTAATGATGATGACTTGAAAAAACCACAATGTTTAATATGCTTTGATTATAAATTTTTAGAATATTTAGCACTTCCTTGTCGTCATATGCTTTATTGTCAAAATTGTTATGATAAGATTACTAATAATCCAGATTATATATCATCGTTGTATAAATGTCCTAAGTGTAGAGAAATTATGAAGGTAGTAAAAATATATACTTAATATTTTAATTTTTAATAATTTAAAGTTAATGATTATATATTAACATATAAAGCAAATACTAATTACTAAATCCGGTATTGGTTACATCGATTAAGATTTAAAATTTTTATTAATAATTTACATTAATATATTCTATTTATAATCATTATTTACTATTTTATTTTATTATTAATTTCATATTAAATTAACGCAATGTTTCTCATAACTGGCAAAATACATTGTCAAAATATATAATATGATTATTATTTATGAATTCATCACATATTATAAAAATTATTGATCAAATAGTTATTTTTATTATATAAATATTTAGATTCTTTCATTGTGAATTTAAAAAAAATATATTTTATATATTTTAAATTAAAAATATATTATGGGTTTATTTTTTTAATATGTATATATATTTATTATCTTTTATTAAAATTTTTGTATCTATATTTATTGTATATATTGGTACATTTTGTTCATAAATTATATTTGTCTCAGCATCTAAATATCCTTGATATACACTTGTACATAAATCATTATATGAAAAATGTATAGGTACTAAATATTTATTAACTATTACATTGTTTTCTGAAAATGGTATAAGTTTATTATTTTTAATATTATCAAAAACATGGTCATTGGCGTCGACTATATCATATGGATATTTTGAAATTAATGTTTCTATCGATGTTTCTTTTAATAAATCATATATTATTTTTACACCTTTATATTTTTCATTCATTAAATTTAATAATTCTTTATCTATAGATTTATTATTTTTAGTATATGATATTAAAACATGAATATCTACATAATTTCTAACTTCTTTTATATACTCATGTGAATTTAATCGAAGAGATCTTCCAATAATTTGTTTCAATATAGATTCTGACCATGGTATATCCATTATAATTATATCATTTATGCAATTAAATGAAATTCCTTCATTACCTGCTGCTGAAAAAATACATACTTTAATTATTTCTCCATTTATATTATTAATATTATTAAATTCATTTACTAATATATCTCTGGTTTTTAAAGTGTTTTTTGAATATTCTACGAATGTTATATTAAATAATTGTAAATAATTATTTAAAGTCGCGATTCCTTCAAATGAAACAAATGGTTGATATATTAAACATTTACCAGATGATCTTAAAATAATTTTACATGTTTCCATATATTTACATGAATATTCATATAACAAGTTATAATGATTAACATTATTTATATTTTTATAATTTTCTATTGGTATAGTATCATTTTTAATACATTGTTCAATAAATTCATCTTCAAAATTTACTGATTCTATAAATTTTTTAAATTTTTTTAATTTATCTTTAATTGAATGTATGTAGTCTTTTTCACCCATATTTTGCTTTAATTTTAATTCATTGAAAACAAATGATGAAACCAATCGTCTCATAGTTCGCAAACCACCTATTTTATTTTTAAAATCTATTTTTTCTGCATCATTATATAAATTACTTTGTGCTTCAGACATATAAATATTATGAAAAATTACATTTTTTTTAGCAAATCCATTTAATGCTGGTACATTTTCTAAAGATGTATTATCATCTAATCTTTGATAAGATGATACCCCAGCCAATGTTTCGTATAAAGTATTTTTGCCCATTAAAACATTATTAATAATATAATTATCATCAAATATTAAATTTGGTCGCAAAAGTCTAATTAAATATTTAAATTCCGAATATCTATTAATTATAGGAGTGGCAGATAGACAAATTATTCTATTAGTTTTATGCTCCATCAATGATAATAATTTATTATATAATCTTACTGATGGTCTAATATTAGTATCTCTAGGAATTATTCTTGAAATAAATTGATGAACTTCATCTATAATAACCATTACTCTTTCTGTTTTAACTACAATACCTTTTAAACAGCTAGTGAATTGTACAAGTGAGTTTTCTGAATCATAATGTATAAATATTATATATTTATATAAATCAGGAATGTATTTTTTAATTGTATTTTCCCAAGGATCGTAACGTAATGAAGATTTTACTAAAATAATAATTTTCCAATTAGGAAAAACTTTTATAAAAATATTTTTTATTATATATATTACTGTTATAGTTTTCCCATATCCAGTATCCCAAAATAATAATAAATTAGTAAAATCATCTAATCCTAAAAAAGCTTTACATATATCCGATTGATATTTTTTTAATGTAATATTTCCTATAGTATCAGATAAATCTTTACAATTTTCTATAGAATAATTAATATGCGCAGCTATTTCCCTATCCATTTTATTTTGTACTAATTTATTATGTGCATTATTTATAGATTTATATATTGTGAAAAAATATATAAAAATAAATACTATCTTAGTAAACCATTTTTAAAATATTTATATTTAAAAATAATATTTAAATTATTTTAAAATGAAATTTGTATTTTTAATAATTATATTTTTAAATTACACAATAGCTTATAAAATACAATATAAAAATTCTAATAATATTTATTACGATATTGAAAAATTATTAATGGAAAAGTATAATGATGTAAAAAAAACCAAATGTGTTATGGATAAACTAGAATATAAAAAAATAATTGATAATTTAGATATTCCAGATTTATATTTTGAATCTGATTTAAATATAACTATTCAAAAATATTTACCAGATAATGAACAAGAATGTTTGCAGAATACTTTAGATTTTATATTATTTTATAATATTGTGATAATTATATTTATAATTATAAATATTATATTGATAATAAATATAATTTTATATTTATTAACTTATAATGTTCACTAATATATTACAAAAATATGATAAAAACAAAAATATTTATAAATTTTATTTAACGATACATATGTTTTTTTTATTTTTTATAATTCAAAAATCATGGTTATGTTATAATATTTTTTATATAATAACCAGATAACTTAATATATAATTTTTATTATAAATTGAATTAATAGTATTTTTTTATAAAAATGAACAACATAAAATATACTATATTACAAAACGATATCGTTAATTCAATACCGATTTTGATAAATTCAACAAATAATAACAATAATTTAAACACAGTCAGGAGTTCAAAACTGGGAGGTACAAAATTTTATTATTGTACAACATGTCCATTATCTCAAGAAACTGGTGATTTAGGACATCCGGGTAAATTACCATTACCAGACGATTTATTTATAATAAAACCATGTTATATTAAATTAATAACTAATTTATTAAATAATACTCTTATATTATGCCCAAATTGTTTAATGTTAAAAAATAATATTATTTTATCAAGTATTTTAAAAAAATATAATTTTGTATATTCTAAAGAAATGAAAGATGAAATATTAAATGAATTATCTAATAAACAAAATATAAAATGTCTAAATCCAAATTGTAATGCTACTGGAAACAGTACTTATAAATTTAATTACCAAAAAAATAATTTTATTTCTAAATTAAAAAATTCTAAAGCCTCAGAGATAACAATTTCTACATCTAATATTTATAATATGTTTTCTGGAATTTCTAAATTAATATATAAATGTTTATCTAGTAATTTATCATATAAAGAAATAAATCCATGCGAAAGTATATTTACAAACGCACTTTTAATTCCATCTATATATACAAGAATGCCTGTTATTTATGACAATAAAGAAAGTAATTTAATAACATCTAAATTAAATCAATTAGTTGGATCTATATATTCATCTAACACAGAGAAAAAAAAAGAAAAGCCTCAATCAATATTAATAGATTTAGATAATGATAAGGGAATATCGCCATATAAAAAAAATAATTTAGTAAATTTAGATATTTTAACAAGCGGTTCTAAAAAAGAAGGTTTGTTACGAGGATATATAGTAGGTAGGCGACAAAATAACAGTGCTAGATGTGTTGCTAGTCCAGGTAATAAAGAAGATATAGGTTATATAAATATACCAAAATTAGTTGCTAAAAAATTAGTAAATTCAATTCATTATAATAAATTTTCTGAAAATTATATTAAATATTTATTAGAAAATACAGGTATTGTTTCATTTATAATATTATCTGATGAAACATCTGATATAAATAGAAATAAATTAATTAAATTAAAAAAAAATTCAAAGATTCCAAATTTTTTAAGATTAAAATATGGAGATAGAATAGAAATTCCTTTAAAAAACGATGATTGTATTCTATTTAGTAGACAACCATCATTGCATAAATATAATATTCAATGTGGTATAATCAAAATATGGGATAATAATACAATTGGTATCTCTACAGCTATAGCTAATTCGTTAAACGGAGATTTTGATGGTGATGAAATTAATTTACAAAAATTATTAATAAATGATTTAGAGGCTATGATTAAAATGACATCGGTTGCGATTATTAAAAATAATTATAGTATGGCGCCTATGTTTGGTTTAATTCAGGATCAATTAATTGCTATCCACACATTATATATTTTAAAAAATATATCTAGAGATAAAGCAATTATGTTATTGGGAAAATATTCTTATTTTATTAAAGATATTAATAAATTAGAATATACTGGATCTGAAATTCTTTCTTTAATTTTTCCAAGTAATTTAACATATGGTAATATTTTTAAAAATGGTAATTTAATAATTAATACAATAAACGCAGATCAATTAGTATCGCAATCTTATGACGCGTTGATAAATATTATTTCTCAATATCAAAATGATATTTCAGCAGTATCTATATTGGATATTTTAATACACATATCTATAAATTTTTTAAATATTTACGGATTTAGTGTGACATTAGATGATTTAATTCCAGATATAAATTTTTTAAAATACATAGATAATTATATAAATAATGGATTAGTTATTATAAATTCTAGATTAAATAAATTCATTGAAAATATAAATAATGTATCATTTAATTATGATTTAGATTATATGAGAAATGATGATTGTGCATATCTAATAAAAAAAGTACAGGATCAAGTAATTGAAATGTACAATACTAAAGGCTCAAAATATAACGCAATATTAAGAATGAAAAATTCAAAATATAAAGTCAATGATGCCGAATTAACATCTATGGTTGGAATGGGTGGATTTCCATATTCTAGTGAAAATATTCCAAAGAAAAATATTATGGGAAGATGTTTCTACACAGAACTGCCTGGAGATATAGATCCAAAATCATATGGATTAATCACGTCTTCTTTATTAAAAGGAAATACTTTTATGGAATCTTGTTATATATGTAAATATTTATCTTTAATTAATATAGTAAAAACCACATGTGAAACATCTTCATCTGGAACAATAGGAAAAAAGTTAGTAAAATTTTTAGAAAATGTTATTATAGATTCTTACGGAATGGTTATATTAAATAAACGAGTAGTGTTGAATAATTATAATTTTATAAAAATATTAGGATCTGATTCATCTAGAACTTTGATTATATTACCCAATGATAAAATGACAAATTATAAAATTATTAAAAATTTATTTGATAATAATATCAAATTACATATGGTATATAATTTTGGCAAAAAAATTATGAAAGATATTATTTTTCCAATTAATATTCAATTATTTTTGGAATCATATATCCATAAAGAAGGAGAGGTCGAAATATCAAATTATGATTTATTAAAAAAAATTGATGATTTTATATTAAAATGTCAAACAGATATATACATATATTTAGGAAATCTTAATTGGTTATTATATACATTATATACATATTTTGATTTATATTATTTAACATCTATTAATAAAAAATTAACAAATGAAATAACAGATTTTATATTAAATAAAATATATTTTAAATTAATTACATCAATTAATGCTGGATATCCCATTGGATTAGAATATGCACATAATATTCAAGAAAAATTTACACAACAATCATTATCATCATTTCATACATCAAAAAAAAGTGGAGAACAGCAATTAAAAATTGGATTTACTGAATTTAAAGATACTGTCGAATTAAGTAAAAAAGATAGACATGATATAGTTACTTTATATTCTAATGATTATGATAAATTATTAAAAATTAAAGAGCAAATGGAATATGTAGATTTAGAAATGATAGAAGCTAATATTGAATTACAGTCAGAATCTTCAGTCTTTGTTATTTATACTATAACTATAAATGAACACAAATTGCAAAATAAAATAAATATTTATAATTTGACAGATATAGTTTATATATTTTTAGAAAATTGTATAATTATAAAAAGTTATTGGGTATCTTTAAATATTGTAAATAATTCTATTATTTATACAATAGGCGTTAAATTTTCTGAACCAATTAATATTAATAAATATTTTTTCCAAATAGGTTTAGAGAAAGGAATAAGTAAAGGAAAAGATGAAAATATTGATTTAATAATAGAAGATATAACCGTATATAATAAAAATACATTATTGGAAGAAAAAAACTATTCACTTACACTATATATTAATAATATAACTGATTTATCATATTTTGATACAGAAAATGTGCATATAGAAATGGGATATTGGTTTACGTTTGCGACAAATGGAATACAATTAGCAGAATATGCCATTCACCATAGATTATTGCAATCTACTAAAGAAGAAAATATGGAAAATTGTTATAGGTTATTGTCCAAAGTTATGTGTATGGATTCTATTGCTAGTAGTATTAAAAAATTAAAAGATTCAAAAAATTCAATTATTAAAGCTGCTATACATGGTATGTCTGATAGTATAATCAATGCTTCTTGGAATAATATGAAAGAAAGTAATAATGATATTTATTCAAATATATTTTGTGGAAATAAATCCAGAAAAAGTCACGGGTATTATGAATATTATTATGATATAAATCAATATAATAGAATAAAAATTAAAGAACCAAAAATAATTTTAGATAGAGAAATTAAAATAAATAATATAATTTAAAAAATGTGAATATTATTCAAATAAAAAATAATTTGATAAATTGTTTAAATTTTATTATAAAAATATCTCAATTTTAATTTATTATTTAAAACAAATTGTGATAAAAAGAAATATACTATGATAATATTTAGTATTAAATTAGTAAAAAATATAATTTTTAGTACCATATTTTTATAATATAAAATATATTTCAAAAAGCTACATAATATGTGTATAAAAATATTTAAATTTTATTTATATCTTTATAAAATGTAATTTTATTAAATGTCAATAAATTTACGTATTGATCTTTTTATTGAAATTATTGATTGGTGTATTTATGATTTTTTAATTATAAATAAAGATTTTGATTTTACAACATATAATAATGAAGCAGAACAAATTGCGATATATATTAATAATTTAAAAAAAATTATTAAATCAGAAATTTTTGTTAATTGCGTATTAGAAAATAAAAATAATATAAAAACATTAATATTTCATATGTTAAAGTGTAGTAATCATTATGTAAATTTATTAAAATCAATTCAAAATTTAGTAATGGAAATAACTAATATTGGCATAGAAGATATTATTAAATCAGAATAAATTATTTTAATATATTACTGATATAATTTATTAATGCATGAATACATTTTATTAATGTAGAAAATTTATTATGCCAAAATCCAAATTTAGATTTATCAAAAATTATATGTTCTGTATCATCTATATTTTCATCATAATTTATATTAGAATTAACTTCATCTTTAAATATTTCATCATAATTAATTTCATCATAATTAATTTCATCATAATTAATTTCATCATAATTAATTTGTTCAACATCTCCATTTTTTTTTATAATTTTAATATTAAAATCTGCATTAGCAGTTAACGATTTATTTTTATTTTCAATATAATCCAAAATACCAGCTTCGAATCTATAAAATTCAGGTTCACCACCATTATTATTTTGAATATCTACAAAACATATATCATTAGTTATATATTCTACTTTTATTGTATCATTTGCAACTTGCAATAAATATGATTTAGATTCTCTAGTTTTTTTATATTCATAAAATTCACTAAAAACAGTAGCGTGTCCAGTAATAAATTCTTCGTCACCAGATCCGTTTGGATGATATCCAATAATAAAATTTTTCCAATATGCGTTATTTATTGTATTTCTCTTTACATTTATACATTCATTAATAAAATCATCTAGTTTAGAAATCCAATTATTTATATTATATTTTAAATCATGTTCATTAGCTTCTAGAATATTGTCAATGTTTTCAGAATCTTCATTTAAATTTTTAAATTTTTCTTCATGATCATGTAATATATCAAAATCATATAATTTTTTAATTTTATTTTTCATCAATATCCAATCATAAATTGTTCCCATTATACCTATTTTTGATACCCCACAACACGTAGAAGTAAAATTAAAATATGATTTTAAAGTTCCCATAATCATAATATTAGAAATTAGTTTACATTTATTTGTTGTGGTTGAAAAATTTGGCTTGGCCCACTCAATATATTTTTTATTTTCTTTAATTAGCGAGTTTTCAATTAATTTAACAAAATTATTTACTAGTAATGCTTTATTAAAAAACACATCATCATACATTAGATTTAAAGTTTTTTTTCCTTTAAAATCCACATATAAACCACGTAATTTTTCGGAATTATAATTAATTAATAAATTTATTTGAGATAATATAGTAATCCATATCTTAGTAGGATCTATTTGTATTGGTCTGTGATGATTATAACATAATACAAAAATATTAAGGGATCCAGACCCTCTTCCATATATAGGTTCTTCAGGATCTAAATTTGAATTTATTTCAATCCAATCAGTATCCATATTTAATTTAATTTAATTCTTATTATTTTTCATTATTGTATTATTTATATAAAAATATATTATTTTTTTAATTAAATGGGAAATACATATTCCATTAGCAATTCCCCAAAAACTCATTATTTAATTAAAAATAACAATAATATTAAAATAAATAATCAACATATACACGTAACAGCGTGTTCTATACAAGGTTATAGAGATTCAATGGAAGATTTTTATGATATATATTACATAAAAGAAAAATTTTTAGGAGTTGGTGTATATGATGGACATAGCGGATCAAGTATTTCAGAAAAATTATCATACGAATTTATTAAATCATTGTATAAAAAAATAAATGATATTCAATATAATAATACTGAAAATTATATAGATGAAATTAATAAGATGATAAAATTATTTTTTATAAATTACGATAATATATTAAGACAATCAAATTTTATAAGAGAAGGTTCTACTGCAGTTATATTATTATTAATAAATGATTATATTTTTATAGCTAATTGTGGAGATTCAAGATGTGTTTTATATAATGGGCATGCCATTACGATAATGACTAAAGATCATAAACCAAATGATCCAATTGAATTTGAACGTATATCAAAAACTAATCATTTTGTAAGTGAATCTAGAATAGATAATAATATTAATATTTCAAGAACATTTGGTGATTTTGCATTTAAAACAAATAAAAATATAAATGCCATTATAGCAGATCCTGATGTATATAATGGTTCAGTTTTTTATTGTAAATTTGCAATATTAATGAGTGATGGAATAACTAATATAATACAAAATGAAAAAATTTGTAAGTATATAGCTAATAGATTATGTGTAGGTGAAGATACAATATATATATGTAAAAATATAATAAATTATTGTTTATATTATAAAAGTAGAGATAATATGTCTATAATACTTATATTATTTTCGAAATATGAAATTGATGAAAAATACAAATTATTAGACGATAAAGAAAATGAAAAAATAAAAAAATATGTAGTTAGCATATTTGGTAGTAATTCAATCTATAGAAAAATATATAATTATGATAATGTTATGTCGTTGGTAAAAGAATTAGATAAAAAATTAAAATTAAAAACAAGTGTTAGTTTTAAAGTATGCATGATTAAAAAATATTATAAGCAATTATATAAACAATTTAAATAACTGAAATAATAATTTATATAAAAAATGACTGAGAAAATCATATCTTCTATAAAAACAGGAAATAATATAATACAAACACCTATAGAATTCAGAGTAAATTTATCAGCTTCGATTTTAAATACTAATATTACAGAAAATATTAAAAATATATTTAGGACAAAATATTTAAATAAAGCATATAAAACTTGTTATATTATGGATTTAGATTTGTCAATTTTAGACAACGAATTACCATGTTGTGATGAATATTTAAATATTTTAATAACTTTACCAGCTACCATTTTTAATGTAGTAGTGAATGATATAATATCATGTACTTTAGTTATAGATAATGAATTATTACAAGCATATAATGATAAAGTATTATGTAATATAATACCTAATGCTGAGTATAATATTAATTTATCTGATAAAAATATAAAATATAAACAACAAATATTTAATGATAAGACCTCAGTTTATATAATTATAAAAAATGTTAAAAATTTATCAGATACAGCCGATAGAATATTAACAGATGGTGAGATATATATTTTTGAAGATAATGAAAAAAAAATATAAATAAACACACAAATATGTATCTAATATTGTTTATTTTTTCATGTGTTATAAAATACAACACTGCATCATATGTATGTGATGGTGATCAAATTCCGGATATCAAGTATTCAAATAACGATTATGACTTCATGTGCGAAGACAATCATATTTTATTAGATTATGAATATGACTCAGTTAATGAGTATACCGCATATACATTGCAAATTGAAGAATGTGGAATAAACGATTGTGAATATGTCAATGTAGATTATCATATATACAATAATGCTATTTTACAAATAGCATATGAAGAAGAATTACATAAAAAATATTTTATTGAGGACGATAAAATTGCTTATGTAAATAAAATTGTAATAACAAAAATAAATTCCACAATTTCATGGGGTAAATATACTTATACCATAGATCCAGCATATGTTTTTAATAATGAAACATTGTTTGTTTTAGATCATATTTGGGCAGTTATTGTAAAACATAAAGTACCAAATGTTAAAAAAAAAAATCTTAAAGCTAATATTATACATGTTCATGATAATATGTATATAATTAATATTTTATCGATAAATAGAATAACTATACATGCATTAAACATTGAAAATTACACATATCGTATTTCAAAAAATGAAATTATTAAATTTTTTCCTCCTTTTACATATAATGATATAATAAAAAAATATAATAAAAATAGTAATAGAAAAAAAAGAGAAGTGAATAATATAATTTATTCATTGGACAAACAATACCCGTCAATACAATATTTATTTTCTAAATACGATTCCAATCAATTAAAAAATTTTGAAAATATTTTAAAAATTAAATGTGAACAAATAAAACATACAAAAGATTTATTAAACAATTTAAATAAAAAATTTCCAAATTTATATACAAATATGTATAAATCACATAATTTAAAAGTATTAAATATACAAGATAATTATGTTATGTCCATTAAATGTTATAATGTTACAATAAACAATTTCTTTTTTGCAGAAAGTATGTGTGATAAATATATTAAAGTATCATATAATGATTCAAAAATAGGATATTATGACCCTATTAGTAAAGAAATTTTCAGTAATTCTAATGAAATATTTCCTTGTAAAAAATATGTATATCTAGTTGTAAATAAAGAATTATATTATGTACATTCCTCTACAAATTTTACAATGGTAAAAATTAATTCATCAGATATAAATAAATTAACTTTGTATAAAAAATATAATTTTTCACCAAATGTTTATAATTTTAGCAAATATATTACTGTAGAAGCTTATAATAAAAGTATTTATTCAATAGATTCTGATTATATATTCAATCCCAATAGTTATATACCATATTCAAAAACTACCAAACAAAATTTTATATCTGATTCAGCTGATATATCCATTAATGGTTTAACAGCAATTATTAAAGCAATAACTCCAGATTGGCCAGCATATGTTAAATGGATTCTTTTAACGATTGTATTATTATTATTACTAACAATATTATTTTTAAAAATAAAATAATATTAATTGTATATTTTTTTTTGAAATAATATATAAATAACTAACTAACCAACTTGTGCAACAACTAACTTGTTTAAAAACTAACTTGTTTAAAAACTATCTAACATAATGAATAAGTTATTTATGATTACTATTTTGTATATCATAAATTTAATTAATTGCGATTCACCATACGTGTGTAATAATAATTTAGATATTAAATATAAATTACCTAATGAATTAGATTGCGATGATATCGATGTACATACCAAAAATATTTCTTTGAACCTATACAAATTAAATGATGATACGTATATAAGTGATGCTTTTTTGATTAAAATCAAAAAAATAACATGTAATATATATCGCTATTTATTCAAAACTGATGAAGAAAAAATTACATATGACAATGAATATAAATCAATTGAAGATTATCGAAGTATAAATTCAAGTTTGGTATTAAATATAAATGATGAAATAATCAAATTAAATAAAATATCAGACTATAAATTTATTCACAAGGCTGATGTTTTATGTCATCGTAAATTATTTTCTGATTCTGTTCGAACAAGTATTGGGGTATCGTTATCAAGAGGTCATGTGTATATTAGAAATGATGAAATGTCATCATCATTATTATATGCTCATAATTGTGTATATGATTCACAAAAATGTTCCTTTGCGGATGGAAGCATGTTAATCTGGAATAAAAATAAAAATTACGTCAGTAACGAATTCAAATTTTGGAAATCTATAAATGATGCTGTAATTATAAAAGATACATCTAATAATTTAAATATAATAACCAGAACTGAGCATATAGGATTACAAATTCCCAATATTACAGATTTTGTGACTGTAAAAGGTTGTGGTAAATGCGTACGAACTACTATACCATTATATGCAGTAGATATTACAAATGTAACAACACAAAATTTAAAAAAAAATAAACGAGATACTTTTAATGATTATATTAATGAAGAATTGGCTGTGGTTAAAAACGAAATAAAAAGATTATGTGATATAGAAAATAAAATTTATGAATTATTAATTGAAATTTGTAAAATATCACCAATTTTATGCGCTAAAAAATTGTTAAATACATCACATATAGATGCGAAAATTATAGATGATTATTTGATAGTTAGTCACTGTACACCTGTTATTATTAAAAATTTTAAATCAAAAAAAATTAATAATAAATGTTCCTTATTAATACCAGTTGAATATGAATATAACAATAAATTATTTACTGGATATTATGATCGTGTAACGTCAATGATACATCATCATACTGTAGTTACAGATAGTGATTGTGTGGGATATGATATCATAAATCATAATTCAAAATTTTATTTATATAATTATTTATTTGGAAATTTTACTGAAATAAATAAATCTTCGCCAAATATAGAAATCGTGAATGATTCAGAAAATATAAATCCTAGAAACTCAAGTCATTATGATGTATATGATGTATTGCAATATGGTTTAGAATTTGATAATATTATTAAAATAATAAATTTATCAACATGTTCTTACAACATAGTCGAAATTGTTATTTTAACTTTTGTTATTATTGTGATTATTACAGTTATATATTTAGTATTTAGCAATAAATATAATAAATATTTTGAAATTAAAAATAATGATAAATCTAAAATAAATAATAATAAATAATATATGTAAAAAATATTATATATATATATAGAAAAAATTTTTTTTAAATAATAAATGATTATACAACATTTAAAATTGCCAAAGCCAGACATAGAAGATATAACGATAGTTCATAGTATAAGTAAAGATTTTTTATTAAATTCGCCAACATCTAAATATTTTAAAAAACAATATAATTCAATAAAAAATATTAAAAATCAAAATAAAAAAATTGGAGAGATCGCGATGATTAAAAATAAAAATAGATATATTTTGTACATGTTAATCAAAGATAATGATTGGGATATTGAGAATGAATTTGCAATAGTAAAATGTTTAATGTATTTAAATAATTTTTGTAAATTTTATAATATTACCGAAATAATGTTTATAAAAAATGATTATAGAAATTGGGATTATGTAATAAAAATGATTGGTTTTTATTTAATTAATTTAGCCTCGGTTACAGTATGTGAACATGTTTATTAATAAATAATTCATGATTAATATATATATTTGATATATTTGTTTGCTTTATATATTCATGTATTTTATGACGTGAATTATTATTTATAAAAACAAAAATAGAATTGTTAAAATAATTATTTATATTTGGGTTATTATATATTATATTTATATAAAAAATTTTATATTTACCAATTATATGTAAATTATTAAATTTATTATATAAAATAAATAATTCTATTTTTAATTTACTAAATATTAATATAAATTTATTATCATACAATAATTGTAAAATATATCCAGAATAATTAAATGTTTCTTCTAAATTATTACAAACTATAATTATTATATCTATATTATTATAATCAATTAATGATTCATTTATACGCGCATCGTTATAATGAATAATAATATTATTATTCATATATTTATTTATAATTCTTACGTATACACATGTAAAAATAAATACTATAATTATTATATAATATATTAAACACATTATTTATTGAAAAAATAAAATTTTATATATTATTGAAATATTATAATTAAAAATAGATATTTGTCAAAAAATGCTTATTAAAAAATATTTAATTACAGATATAGATAATATAAAATCTATTGAAAAAAATATAATTATAGATCTTTATATATTGAAAAATAAAATAATTATTAAAGTAAATAATAAAATAATTATTATTGTTTTATTTACTAATTTTATTAAAAATATTTTAATAAATAATAATTTAATTAATAAAATAATTAAATATATTAAATATATATACTATAATTTTAAATCTATTGTTTATATAATTGTATCAAAAAATTTATTATCATATCACAATAATTTGGGTATTAATTATTAAAATGAATAATGTAATTGTTATTATATATCCTTATAAAAATTTTAATATAATGACTGATATGATAATTGATGATGATGATATTTGCGAGACCGATGATATTATAGTTGACTATATAAAAAAAATAACACTAACTAAATTTTCAAAATGTAATCATGAAGAAGATTGTGAATGTACAAAAGTATTTAATATAAAAGATGAAGATAGTTTTAATGATATTATGAAATCTTACTTGAAAATTAGTTCTGTTTTATTATTAATAAGTTGGGACAAAAAAATTAAATCAAAAGTAATTGAATTAATTCAACAACATAATCCAACTATAACTCACATTATGTTATCTGAGCAATGTTATGCATATCCCGCATTAAAAGAAATTTGCGAGAGTAATTCAATTAAATTAAACACCTCATTGAAAGAAATAATAGCCTCCTCTCAATCTAAGAACTAGATGAAGAGTTGCTTCTTTTGTAATATTATAATCACTCAAAGTTCTTGAATCATCTAATTGTTTTCCAGCATAAATAAGTCTTTGTTGATCTGGAGGAATGCCTTCTGCTGACTGAATTTTTTTCTTTATATTTTCTATTGTATCACTATTTTCAACTTCAACAGTGATTGTTTTACCAGTTAATGTCTTTACGAAAATTTGCATATTTATATTATATTAAAATATTAAATATTATAATTATTTAAAAAAATAACAATAATTAAATGTACAAATCCACGGTTGTAATATTTAAATATACAATATTCTTATTAATATTCATGATAATTTTTATATTCGCATTTATTTCTATATTAAAAAAAAATATTTTTAAATATTTTTATAATGCAAATTATGTGAATAATATTCCATATACAGAAGAACCAATCATAACAATTGAATCAATTAATAAATTTAATGAAGATATATTGAAATATTTAATATATAAACTTTATACTTTTAATGAAGCATATAATGATGCACAAGACAATTCACAGACCTACTATATTAAATATAAAACTATAAATATTGTTAAAATAATATTTAAAAATAATATAGCTTGGGTACTGTTCAGAGGGACACAAACAGAAGATGAATATGAACAAGATTTAAAATTTAATCAAGTAGATGTAATTAATGATTTTAAATGTCATAATGGATTTTATAATATATATATTGATATACAAGAAGAATTTACAAATATATTACAAAAACTTAATCCTAATTATATTTTTTGTATAGGTCATAGTTTAGGTGGTGGAATTTTAACAATAGCATCTTTTTTTTTATATGAAAATTATAAAAATAATGTGCAAATTTATGTTATTGGAACACCCAGATGCTGTGATAATAAATTAAATAAATATTTGAAAGAATATTATTTTTATAAAATTAATAATTTAAGCGATATATATATAGAAGCGGTTCCTGCCATAATACCATTTTATAATATTTCATATGAACATAATACAAATAAATTATTTTATTTTAATGATAATAAAGGAGATATATCAGATAATCATTCTTTAAATACATATTTTTATAATATTAATAATTTAAATGAAATAATTATTTAAAATAAATAATTTATAAAAAATAATAT